CAAAGAGTGGGGAATATATAAATATAAAATCCAAATCCATTGTGCTCACAAGATCATAGTAATAATATATATATAATAATAAGGTAAATAAGTGAATTTCTGTTGCCAGGCTCACCACACCCCGAATCTTTCGCATGATTTTGCATGCAAATAGTCATAGCCAGATGATTTACTTAAGCTGTTTAATAAGTCCAGCGACAAGTGCTTTAGTTTCTGCTATATCAGCCTGCAACTCAGCTTGAGTCGTAGTCTTAGCTACTGTGTTAAACAGTAATTGAAACATATGATCATTACCAGAAGCAGCATGAGCTAGGGCTAACCCCATGATTTGCTCACGTCTTTCAGTGCTAATCTCAATGTCACTATTCCTATTAAATTGCTTAGCTATCTGACTCTTTTGATATCTATCAGCCATTAACTATGCTCCTTAATTATTAGAATATACTCTAAAAAATAACATCATAAACCAAAAAATCTCAAACCAAAAACAACTAAAAAGTGATAACCAAAAACCCTGTTAAGGGGTACACCATTTCATAAAAGAGCACACACCAAAATGCTACAATTTTTAAAACCTCTTGTTTTTATTCTTTATCCTTAGTTATATTTCAATATCGGTAGTTATGATTTTTTAGCTATCACCCAGTTAGTACACGTGCGAATCGTTCTGCTATATTGGGTCAGAAGTTGGGTTGCCCTCCAAATAGGATCAAGGGTTTGTCCCCGATAACCGATAAAAACTGCTTTAATATAAACTTGAGTATGGGAGAGAATAACTGGCTCTGGGGAAATTTAAAGTTAATATTTTAAAATTAGACTTAGTCTTTTACAGGGGCTAACTATATCCAGGAGGCACTATGGCTGATAAGAAACCAGATATACATATTTATAAGTTAAAGATCGTAATTGATAAAGCTAGTAAAGAAGTATTACATCTATCTGAATACATGGAGAATGAAGGTAATGCTACTTTAAATATTGATGGTGAAGATTTAGTTGTTCCTGAGGAATTGGCTGATATGTTGAGTGATTTGGAAGGCAATACTCTTGGAATAACATAACCAAAACCCTGACGGGATTTGGAGTATTAGATGAGACATTATATAGTTAATAAGGTTAATAATACGGTATTTGATAGTAAGGAAGAAATACCAAAAGATTTAGTTTACAAAAAGAATTGGCGGGATGGCTGCTTATCTGATTGGGTTCTTGCAGATGATGGATGTATAATTCAGATATTAAGAGAAGGCAAGATGATCAAGCCAAAAGGTAAGAATAGAGAAGTAAGATATATAGGTACCTGTACTGGTACTTTTTTAGTTTCTGATAAGACAAAGTTGGATACCTCTAAAAGAGTTAATATATATAGTTTTGGAGGTAATGTCGAAAGGAACCAAATATTAGAGGACAGGAATAATTTAACATCCCGTGAGGAAATTTTTGTCCAGTATTTAGCATCTGGAATGGATGCTCGCATGGCGTATCTAAAGGCATTTCCGACTAATGACCCGCACTATGCAGGATTGCGTGCTGGACAATTAATTAAAACAACAAGGATAAGGACAGCTATGAAAGAAGAGTTAAAACCAGTATTAGAAGAACTAGGTATAAACGAAACAAGCGTTTTAAGACATATTAATACTATAGCTATGTCATCTGAAAAGGATGAGACTAAATTAAAAGCGCTCTTTAAGTTATCAGATATAATGGATTTAGAAGACAAGAATCAAACAAAGGTAACGCAAATTTCTGGTGCCGTTTTTCAAGGCTTTGATGCTAAGCAAATAGAAGAAGCTGAAAGACCAAAAGAAATTTCGGATAAATAATATGCCATATTTTGGAAAAAAAAGCAAACAAAGACTTTCTACCTGTCATGAAGATCTACAAAAAGTATTTAATGAAGTAATTAAATATATAGATTGTAGTGTACTAGAAGGTCACAGAGATGAAAGAAGACAGGAACAATTATTCAAAGAAGGAAAGACTAAAGTCCGTTACCCTTTTGGTAGGCATAATACAAAGCCTAGTCGTGCTGTTGATGTTACTCCTTACCCCGTGGATTGGGCTGACAGAGAGCGTCAGACACTTTTTGCTGGGTTCGTGCTTGGGGTGGCTGCTAGGATGGGTATTACTCTTCGCTGGGGAGGAGACTGGAACATGAACTTCAAGGTACAAGATAATAAATTTGATGATTTTCCACATTTTGAATTAAGGAAAAAGTAATGGCAGAATCAGGAACAAAAGATAGTTATATAGGAGTATCTACTTATTTAGGTCCTCCTAGTACAGATAAATTCGGAACTTTCTATTTAGTTAGAGGTACTGATGGAGCATTATATAGATTAGGACAGGCTAGTGGTACGTTAACAAAATTAGTTAATAGTGGAGATTGGGGTTTGTACCAACATGAAGACTCTCTTCCGACTCCCAAGCAAGAAGGATTGGAAACCTTAAATGGAAGAATGGTTTCTTTATCTGAAGACTATCCTAAGGACTTTCTTTCAAATCAACTTATAAGAGCAGGAGCTGAAACAGCTGAAAATGAACTTGAAGCAGAAAATTTCTTAGCTAGAAAAAGCATAGAAGATATAAGTGCTCCTTTATTTGTGTCATCTGAAAATATTACAATAAAAGAAGATGTAAATACAATGCCTCCAAGTGGCAAAGTTGATGATTTAAGAGACTTTGTTGCAGAAAAAAGCGATTTTCTAGACAGAGTGGAAAGAAAAACAACAGAAACTGAAAAAATATAGTATATAATTGCAAGTTTTTGTATTTTATAATGCAGATTTGGAGAATAATTGGCAAATATTAACTTAAATAATATAAATAAAGCCGAAGAAGAGCTCCAATTAGCATATAGTGACCTTATAGCATTTGGAAAATTGTTTCTACCTGAAGATTTTATGCGTTCTGAAACACCTTTCTTTCATTATGAGGTTGCAGACGCTCTTTCTAATTTAGATGTAAGGCAACTAGCAGTTATATTGCCTAGGGGACATGGTAAAACCGTGTTAACTAAATGTAATATAATGCATGATTTTTGCTTTAGTAAGGATGATCCTTTATTTTATGGATGGGTAGCTGCTTCTAGTAAGATATCAGTACCTAATCTTGACTATATAAAGTATCATATAGAATACAATGACAAGATAAGATATTATTTTGGTGATTTAAAAGGGAGAAAATGGACAGAGGATGATATTGAGCTTAAAAATGGCTGCAAACTTATTTCTAAGTCTAATCTTTCTGGTATTCGTGGTGGTGCTAAGCTTCATAAGCGGTACGATCTTATTGTTCTTGATGACTTTGAAGATGAGAACAATACAATCACACCAGAATCTAGATCCAAAATCTCAAATCTTGTTACAGCAGTCGTATTTCCTGCCTTGGAACCGAAAACAGGCAGGCTTAGAATAAATGGGACTCCAGTTCACTATGATGCCTTTATACAGAAGATTTTAACAGGATATGAATTATCAAAGAAGCAAAAAGAAGATTATAGCTGGAAAGTTATAACACATAAAGCTTTACAAGAGGATGGAACTCCATTATGGCCTTCATGGTTTGGTCATAAAGAGATGCAAAGAAAGAAAAAGTTTTATCAAGACTCTGGAACTCCTCAAAAATTCTATCAAGAATATATGATGGAAGTCCAAAGTGAAGAAGACTCTATATTTAATAGGGATCATATAAAGTACTGGGATGGTAAGTTTATAAATGATCAAGAAAACGGGATATCGTACATTTTACCTGACGGAGACGATCAGAAACCGTGTAATATTTTTATCGGTGTTGATCCAGCAACTGATTCTGCTAGGCGTAATTCTGACTTTTCCGTTATTATTGCTATCGCTGTTACCCCCGACAATAATATATATGTCTTGGATTATATTAGGGATAGGACACTTCCTGTCATGGGCATTCCTGGAACTGATAAAAAGGGTATTGTAGATCACATATTTCAATATGCAAAATTTTACAACCCTACGCTTTTTACAATAGAAGATACTACAATGAGTAAACCAGTATTTCAAGCTATTAGAGCTGAAATGCGTAGAAGAAATGAATTTATTATTCCTTTTAAGGAAGAAAAACCTGGTAACAGAATGAGTAAAAGAGATCGAATACAAGAAATAATGGCTCAAAGATTCTCAGTCGGCCAGGTTCATATTAAAAAAACTCAGTATGATCTTCATAGAGAAATAATGACTTTTGGGCCTCGTATGGCTCATGATGATACAATAGATGCCTTGGCTTATGCATGTAAATATGCTCATCCACCTCAAGGTATGCATGAAGGAAAGAGTGGATGGTATAAAAAGAAACCGAAAGCAAAAAGCTGGGTAACAGCATAAAGGAGTAAAGATGGTACAAGAAGATATAGATGTAGGAAGTTTATTGCCTGCTGATGATGAAAATATATTTGAAGGCAATATTGAGCCTATAACTGCAGCAAGTGAACTAGAAGAAGTTGTCCCAGACTATAGTTTTGATATAGGAGTGGATTATTCAGGCGGAGGTGGTGTTCAGGGTGAAGTTGATCGACAGGCTGCAGCAATACAAGGTGCACAAGATTTTGAAGGTTATACGCCTATGGGTCAATGGGATATTTCTCCTTTTGGAGATTTTCTTCCTGGAACTTATGATGCCGAAGGAAACTTTGTAATGGATGAAAATATTGCTAAAGAAGATTATTTATGGCATGATGAAAATGCTCCATACACAATGTATAAAAGTGATGAAACTGGAGATTACTCTATTATAGATCCTAAAACTGGAGCATTAGTACCTTTAGAAGGCTCATCTGCAACAGGAGGTAGTCGTGAGGATGATTTAGAATACAGAGCTAGAGATAAGTTTGAGGGCATGTTGGCTACGCTTGAAAAAGAAAAGGATTTATCTAGAGGGCAATATGATGATACGACATATAGTTTTCAAGGAGATACTAGTTATTTGTCTGATGAAGAAGTAGCTCAAGGAGCAGGGGTTACTTGGGATGAGAAATATATGGATGAGGAAGATTTAGCAAATAGAGGTCTTGCTGGAGAAAATATCAGTCTTTCAAGTGAATTAAATTTTTCTGGTTCACCAGGTATGTCATTACAAGAATATTATACCGAAGTAAGCGATAGAGTTGTAGGTAAAGAGGGCGTAGATTATCCTAGTACAGGCGATCAGCATAAACTTGCAATGTTACATGAGTATTTAGGTAGACAAGGTATTAATGTAACTGAAGATGGTGTATTAGAATATGCTAATTTTGGAAAACAATTCAAACATTCTAGAGGAGGTCGATCTACCTTGGGAATGGAAAAAGAAGATGTCCCTACTTTTATGTGGCAAGGCAAAGAATATCATACAAGAACACAGGATGAAGTTGATATTATTAATAAATTAAAAGATATTGATAACGAAGATATATTTAAATAAAGTCTTATGAAAATTTGGAATACTGTAGAAAGGGAAATAATGGAATTTATTTCTGAAGTCGATAATCCTATTAGGATAGATTACGGATTTAAATATAGCGGGACTTTGCCATTGGATTTTGATACATTTCCCGCAGAGACTTTACAGGAAGAAGCTGAAGGATCAAATATAAAAACTTCTTATGATACAGATGATTTAGATAATCCAACTAAATGGATTTTATATCCTACAAAAAAATACGGTAAAGATCTTTCTGAATCTGAAGTTGATTTACTGCTTGAAAAAAATGAGCATTTTGGAATATATGATTCTTATAGCTCTATGAAAGAAGCTGATAATAATATAAAAAAACATTTTAAGGATTTAGATAGTATTAAGATAGCTAAAAGTATAGAGAGTCCTAGAATAAGAATTGTTAATGGAGATAAAAATGTCTGAACTAAATGATCCTTATTGGCTTTTTGGGGCAAAGCCTTATTATAAAACAAAAATTAAAGAGCCTAAACCTTTAGAATTATCTTTTGAAGAACAAGAAATTTTAAAAAATATTGATTTATCGCATCTGTTTGATAATTATGATAATTTGGTTTCTTTTGAATATCCAGGAAATACTTCTGAATCAATTACAAGAGATTTTGGAGAGAATGTAAATGCTTTAGAGTATATACAGAATAAATTAGATACAGATCAATTAGTTTTATATTCAGGTGATTTATATGGCATGGAAGGCTTTACCGCCTATGGACATAGCCCAGGAGTTTCTGATACTATTTGGGTTGACTATGATGCCTCTAAAAATCCTATGGGAACTTTAATACATGAATTGGCGCATGTTGAAAAGATTGGGGATGAAAACTTTAAACATAATATATTAGGTGAACCCCATGAAGATGTTGATATAGAATGGGATAAATTAGAAGAGTTGATAAAATAAACAGGAGAATTTAATGGCACGTAAAAAAAGAGCAGATGAAATTAGATTATTATATAATTTATCTAATAATTGGACAAGAAAGCAATGGGAACATATTAATACACAAGGGTATGAATTTGCTCATGATGAACAATTAACTTCTATTGAAAAGAAATCTTTAGAAGAACAGGGGATGCCTACTTTTACAATAAACAGAATTCTTCCTGTAGTTGAAATGCTTAATTTTTATGCTACTTCTAATGACCCTAGATGGCAAGCTATTGGAGTTGATGGCTCTGATTCAGATGTAGCAGCAGTTATATCTGACTTAACAGATTACGTTTGGGCGAATTCAAATGGATCTACACTATATAATAACACTATAAACGATGCTGTGACAAAAGGAGTAGGCTATATGCTTGTTTCTGTTGACAAAGATGCTGATAATGGTATGGGAGAAGTTACATTAACTCAACCAGAGCCATTTGATGTTTACATAGATCCTAAATCAAGAGATATGTTATTTAGAGATGCAGCTTTTATTACAATACGAAAAGTTTTACCCAAGAATCACTTAATTAAACTATTCCCTGATCATGCAAGAAAAATAAAAAGCGCAAGCAGTGACGATCAAAGTCAACATTCTTATTCAGTTAGAGATATGGGTAACTTAGACCAAAAATTATTTAATTTTAATGATCATACACAAGATGCTAGCATGGCAATTAATCCTGATGGTTCTGAAGATGAATTATGTGAATTTTTTGAAGTATATGAAAAAATAAAATTACCATACGTAAATTTATTTTATAGAGTCCCTCCTTCAAAAGAAGTTTTAATGCAAATACAGCAACAATGTGATAAGCAGGTTGCAGAAATGCAAGAAGAGATGCAAGTTCAGTTTCTTGAATCAGACAAACAAATGATGGAAGCTGTTCAAGCTGGTGAAATGTTGCCAGAAAGATATGATCTTGAGAAGAAGAAAGCCTTAGAATTAATGTCTCAACAATTAGAGACTTATAAACAACAATGTATGTCTAAATTACAGCAAGAAGCATCTAAAGTAGAAAATGTTATCATTGCTGAAAAGCAATATAATGTTATGATGGAAGATGAAGATGTTGCTAAAAATGTAATAGAGGCAGTACCTTTTTATCAATCTAGAATTAAGCAAACTTGCATGGCAGGTGATAAAGTTCTTTATGAACAAACTTTACCTGAAACAATTCAGGATTATCCTATAATTCCTTTTAATTACAAATGGACAGGAACGCCTTATCCATTAAGTGCTGTAGCACCTTTAATAGGGAAACAGCAAGAAATTAATAAAGCTCATCAAATAATGGTGCATAATGCTTCTTTAGGGAGTTCTTTAAGATGGATGTATGAAGAAGGTAGTATTGATGCAGAATTGTGGGAAAAATATTCTTCAGCTCCAGGAGCATTACTGCCCATCAGACCAGGAGTTGAAAGACCTACTCCAGTAATGCCTGCTCCATTATCAAGTGCCTTTTTTCAGATCGTGCAGGAAGGTAAAATGGATATGGAGTATTTAGCTGGTATATACAGCTCTATGATGGGAGATTCAGCTGGAGCTGGGGAAACTTATAGAGGTATGTTGGCTATGGATGAATATGGAACTAGAAGAATTAAACAATGGATGGGTAGCTGTATAGAACCTGCTTTAAAACAATTAGGTCAAGTTATTTTGCAGTTCTGTCAATCAGTTTATACTGCTCAAAAAAGATTTAGAATTATACAGCCTAGTGCTATACAAGAAGGCAAAACTCAGGAAATGAATATACCTATTTATAATGATATGGGAGAAGCTATTGGAAAATCTATGGATATTACAGCTCATAAATTTGACATTAGAATTATATCAGGTTCAACATTGCCAGTAAATAGATGGGCTTATTTAGAAGAATTAAAACAATTAATGCAATTAGGTGTAGTAGATGATATAGCTGTCTTAGCTGAAACTGATTTAAAACATAAAGATAAAATCGTTGAGCGTAAGAGCTTATATTCTCAATTACAAGGACAAATACAACAAATGCAAGAAGCCTTATCAGATAAAGAAGGTACAATTGAAACTCTTTCAAGACAACTTGTTCAAGCAGGTATTAAGAGTAAGGTTAAAGATGCTGAAGTTGAGATCAATAAAAAGAAAGAAGAAGTTAAATCTGGAATGACTAAAGAGTTAATAGAAACTCAAGGTAAACAGAAATTATTGAGAGGTACTTTAGGAAATAATGCTAACTTAATACAGCAGCGTCAAAATGATGCATTAGTTAATTCAAAAAAAGATTTGGAAAATTCAGAGAAATCTGAATAACTTACAACAATAAAAAAGGGGGATAAAATGGCAAAAACCCAAAAAACTAAAGGTAACCCTGCTCCAATAGGAATGCAAGGAGACAATATTCAAAATGTTTCTAAGCAATCAAAGAATGCAGGCTCTAAAGAGTTTTTCGATGCCCTAGACAACCAAGTAAATGGTAGTATAGTAGACACTGAGGCAACCCTTAGTTCGAATACATCTAAACAAGATGTTAGTACCAACCAAGGCTCCAATAAAGTGGTGAATAGTCCCAGAGTACAGAAAGGCGGCACTGACTGGGAAAAACGCTACAAAGATAGTAGTAGAGAAGCTGTCAAGTGGAGAGAGCAGTATAAACAAGTTGAAAAATTTGTACCTGTTCTTGAAGCGATGAAAGAAGATAGTGGATTAGTAGAACATGTTAGAGAATATTTAGTAAATGGTGGTTCTCCTGCAAAATCTATTCAAGAAAAATTAAATCTTGGAGAAGATTTTATCTTTGATCAACAAGAAGCAATGACTGATCCTGATTCTGATAGCGCAAAGCTTATGAATGCACATGTAGATGGTTTAGTTCAGCAAAGAATTAATGCAATGACTGATGCTGAAAAAAAGAAATCTGCTGAAATGCAAAAGGCTAAAGCTATGAAAGATCAGGAAATTGAATTTAGAAAAAAGAATAATATGTCTGAAGATGAATTTCTTGCATTTAAGGAAAAAGCTAAAAAGCATAGAATGACTTTAGATGATGTTCATTACATTCTAAATAAAGAAAAAACAGCTGCAAATGTTGCTCAAAGTACTAAAAAGGATATGATGAACCAAATGAAAAATGTTCGAAGCATACCTACTTCTGCTAGTGGAGCCAATAGTCAAGGAGGCCAAAAATCTGCTGATAGAGAGGTTTTTGATCAAATCGTTGACTTTGGTGACGGTGTTGATAACTTGTTTGGATAGACTTATAACAACAATAAAAATTTAGTCTATCTGAACTTAACTGCCTTACTCGAAGGTACATGTGTACAGCTGAGAGAAGGTTAAATAAAACGGAGATAGACAAATGGCAGATAGCAATTTGATAGGCGGCAATAGCCTATATAGCGACCCTGGTCATGGCGTCTTAACTGGTACTGAGGATAATGCACTTCAGACTGGTGCCCTGCGAAGAAAATATAATTTCGGAGACATGGTATCAGAATTGAATTTAGCTCAAGACCCGTTTTTTCGCTTTTTGAGCATGGTTTCTAAAAAACCAACGGATGATCCGAATTTCAAATTTACTGAAAGAAGATCGTCTTACACAAAAAGATATGCTTATATCTTAAAAGTAGGTACAGCGGCAGAAGTAGCCCCAGCAGGCGAACCTGATGCAGGACATACAGCAACAGCTGGATCAAGTATTTTTAGCTTTAAGTTCTTTACTGACTATAATAATGAAGGCAATATGTCAAATATTAAAGGACAAGCTGTAGACTACAAAGCTGACACAGCTGGAACTCAACCTAAATTCTTCCTTCCTGGACAATTAATCAAAATAGGAACTAACACAGCAAATGCTAATTCAGTTACTGATTATGAGTTATGGAAAGTAAATTCAGTTGATTTAAACACAGCTAATTATGCAATAGTTAATGCAACTTGCGTAAAAGGATCAGGAGCAACAGCTTATTACTTAGATTCAATGGATACTATTGCAGACAGTGGTGCTGGATTAGCTTCAGGTAGTACAGAAATAGCTCAATCACAAGAATATTTAGAACCTTTTAAATGTTATGTAGTAGGTACATCATTTGATGCGGGTACTGGATATCCTGAAACTTGGGCAGACCAACCATGGGCAACAGCTTCTGGACAAACTCAAATCTGGAAAACATCAGCAGTGATGAATAATACAGATAGAGCAACTGTTCTTAAGTATGAAGGCAATGAGTGGGCTAGAATCTGGAAAGAAAAGTTAATTGAACATAAATGGGATATTGAACAATCTTTATTGTTTGGCAGACAACAATCAGCGGTAGGTACAACTACTGAAGGTGCTGTAAACTTTATATCTCAATATGGCAATGCTTTTAGTTTAAATACAGCAACTAAAACACAAGATGACTTTCTTGATGATTTATCAGCAATGTTAGATCCAAGATATAATAATGCAGGTGCAACTATATTCTTCTGTTCTACAGCAGTTTATAATTGGCTACATAAATTATCTGGATACTTCTCTAATAACTTAGAGATTTCACCTAACTTTAATGCTGATTTCGCAATGTCTGGAAAGAAAAAAGTGTTTGGTATTGATATAACAACTATTTCTACTATATATGGTGACATGAATGTAGCAAGAAATGTTCATTTAGATGGTACTAACGTTAAAATGATTGGTATCAATATGAAATATGCTGCATACAGACCACTTGTTGGTAATGGTATAAATAGAGACACTTCAGTCTACGTAGGAGTTCAAACTTTAGAGAACTCAGGGGTCGATCGTAGAGTAGATCAAATCTTAACTGAAGCAGGCATGGAATTCTGTTGTCCAGAAACTCATGCTCTGTGGACATAGGGGGATAACAATATGGGAATTCCACAATATGGTATGAATAAACATGGCGATCATATAGAAGAATGTAAGGATTTGCAAAGACAACTTGGGTTAACTGTTGTAAAAGCATCTAGCGGTGCTATTACTGCTACTGCAGCTGCAACTACTCAAGGAACTTTTGCACAACCTGCAAATTCTTGGTTAAAAGATCTGATTATAGTTCCTCAAAGCACACTAACTACTGGTAATAATGGAAGTGATGAGCTTGATTTTTGCTTAGGCACAGCCGCTGGAGGCGCTCAACTAATGACTCAAAAAGCAATATTAGATGGAGCTGACTTATCGTTAGCTGCTAATATTCCTTTATATGTACTTAGTAATGGGCAGTCTGTTGCAGCTAATGCTTCTTTAGGTAGTGGAGCAGCAACCTCTGAAGCGTCAGTTGTTGCAGGTTCCTTATATAGTGCAGCTGGTAGAACTGTTCACTTTGAATTTACACCGATTAATCAAGATCTTGCTGCAACTGGTGCAGCAACTGTAATCGCTGTATTTGTTCAATGTGACTCTTCTATCCATAACAGTTAGGAGATAATATGGCAAAAGTTAAAGTATCGGCTAAACATGTAGATGATCAAGAGATATCTTCAGTAACCGCTGTAGCTACTACAGGTGCTGATGTTACTGCAAAAGGTCTTGTAAAAGTCACTACAGCTTCTAGTGGTATATTATTACTTTCTGATGGCGAATGGAATGGACAGGAATGTTTGTTAATTATCGATTCAGGCAGTAATGATTTAACTATCAAGAATGCTGCAAATGATGCTGTGATCAAAGGATATTCAACTTGGGATGTTAGTGCTGAAAACATTGTTTTATGTAAATGGTTTTCTGACGGAACAACTGGATATTGGTATGGTTTAGCAGGAACAGTACACTAAAAATAATAATCCTGTCTCCTATTAGATTTCTCTTCTAGGGGGCAGGATGAATTAAGGAAAAATATGGCAGATTTTCAAACACAAATACAAGGAATGATTAATTTTACATTAGGTACAGAACCAGCTCCAACTCAGGCTGAAGTAAGCCAATGGTTGACAGATGGAGCAAAAGAAGTAATTGAAAGATTATCTGTAGGTAAACCTGAAGCATTAGCTAATTTTACAACTTCAACTACTATTTCAGATGCTAATGGGCATCCAGTTGAAAGTGGATTAATAATATCGGTTGTAAGAGCAGATGGAACATCAGCTAATAATTTAGAACCTTGCACAAGAATAACGTCTGATTTAAGATTTCGAGCTACAGATACTGAGAGTTTAAGTTATGCAAGTAAATTTAATCCAGTTTATCATGTATTAAATGCAAAACTTTTTGTATTACCTGAACCTAGTGATGGCACAGTAAATAAAGCTATAGTAACTACTGTCCCTTATCCTACTTTAGCTTATAATCACGATCTAATTGATAATTTTCCAGGCCAATACGAATACTTAGTTGTATTATATGCAGCTAAAAAATGCTTAGAGTCAATTATGGCTTATTATGCAGGAACAGAAGAAGATATAGAATTAGTACAAGCAATACAACCATCGCTTGTAACAATAGAACAAAATTATAATACAGCTTTTGGTTTAATGTCGCCACCTCCAGCACAGCAACCACAAGCTCCACAACAGGGGTAATTATGAAAATAAAAGAAATTATGGAGAGAGCAGGTATAAATAGTACAGGTAGAGCTATAGCATTTATAAAAGATGCTTTAGCTGAAATGAATTCTTTAACAGAAATTAATATTAGAAGAGAAAGATTTGATATTACTAAAGATAAAAGATTTTATGATTTACCTAATGAATTAGTAAAGGTAATAGATATTAGATGTAAGCATCATGATAATACTGATGATACATATAAAAGTATACCTAGAATGATTCCAGAACCTATAATAGAGGATACAGATGGCGTCTAAAAAATTTGCATACAAAAATAAAGGTAACCAAATAGCCATATTAGAACAATCACCTTCAGGAGGAGGTGGTAGATTAGCAGTAGCTCATTGCACTGTTGGGAATCATAATAATAAAGCTGATTGCGAAGCAGCTGGAGGTACATGGATACCAGGTTCTAGCAGTAGCATAGAAAATTATGGTAAATATGTAAGTCCTATAGAAGATATTGCAGATGGCTTAGAGATAGAATATACATATGTTCTTAATTATAAAATAAATAGAACAGATACAAAACATACAGATTTAGCAAAATATAGAGCTTCTAGTAGTGGAAATTTACAACTTAAAGGACCTGACGTTCGCAATTACGATACTACTATGGATGCAGGAAATTATATAGTATTATCTAATGCTGGAAGGTTTAATGGATTGCATAAGATTGATTCTTTTGCAAATAGTGGTGGTACAGGTGATATAATTGTTTTAGATACATCATATTCAGGCGATAATGCATCATGGACAGATTTTGAGGAAACAGTTACAATGCATTATGATGTCTCAGCAATGATAGATGAATCATTTGAATTAGATGTGTCTCATCAACAAGCATCTGCTATAGTTTATTTTATTAAAGCCAAAATGATGGAAGATATGGGAGAAATGGAAAGAAGAGAGTATTTTTTAAGAGAATTTAGAAGAGCTGTAGAAAAAGCAGCAAGTGATAGAAAATATGGAACTTATAGATCAATAGGTTTCGGAATGACAAGATAAGGAGAATGAATGAGTAAAGCTGAAGGATTACAGAAATACACTATACAAGAAGCTCAAAATGCTAGTTTGGGGCAAGCAGGGTGTGTATTTGTTGACACTAATACAGCTGTAGTAGCACCTGCAGGTAGTGTATTTGTAGCTATAACATTTTTAGCAGATACAACATTAGATGCATCAGGAGGTCTAATAGCAGAAGATTCTGACAGATGGGCTAATACTGAAGCAGCTGCAACAGGTGGTGGCACAGGAGGGACTCAAATAGACGCTAGCAATACTTTCCCTAAAGGTATTACTATCTATGGCCGTTGGACTGAAATTGATTTAAATAGTGCAGGAACGCTAATAGCATATATAGGATAATTATGCCAAATTTAGGATTAGCAAATAATATAACTTCAAAACCAGAACATAGACAATTAATGCCTTCATATGAAGAACTTTTTGGTTCTGGGACTGGAGGTTTTGGGACTACTAATGCAACTCTTTTAAATGCAAGTAAAAGAATGAGAGTAGAAGCTACATCGGCTGACGGTTATGCTAGTAAGACCCTTAGTGTTACTCCTGGCGTTACTTATACTTTTAGTATTCAGTTTTATCATGTAGGTGGATCTACACAAACAGGAGGTGTCTTACAATTAGGCAATACTGATGGAGGAGTAGATTTGATTGATGAAGGTTTCGCAGGATCTACTAGCACTCATACCGCTAATGTTATACCTACTAGCTCAAGTATTTATTTAAGATTAGTAACATCTACAAGTGGTAAATCTTGTTATTGGGATAATGTATCATTAGAGGAAACAACGGTATATTAATGAGAGTATTAACCCCATTAGCACATACAGCTTTAGAGTCTGGACAAACAGGAAAAATAATGGTTATGTTCAGAGGTACTGATCTTTTAACATCTCATGTAGATGGATTCAATGGAGTAGGAACAAGAGTATATCAAGAGCATATAGCTGGTCGGGAATGTGGAAGGAACACATCTGCAGATAATACTACAGGCACCTTTTTTTATCCTGAAGTAGATTTTTTTTACTCAGTACTCAGTTTAAGTCGTGATAGTTTAGTAAGTGCTGCACCACCAGTTTCGCTAGCCATGGGAACATGGATAACAGCAAAAGCTTGGGAGCCTTATGATGGGGCTGCAAAAGCAAGTAGTCACTTTTCTCGTTATTCTGCTCAAGGAGTAACTCCAGGCTATTATCCTGATTATTTATCCCATTTAAGTGGACAGGTTAGTTTTTTGGAAGTAGCTCATGGTGACCATATTTTTGGGAAGTTTTCAAGAATAGCAATAGAAAAAAGTCATTCGGGAGCAGGTGACTATAGTATAGCAATAATAGAAAAAGGATATAAATAATGACAGATACACATAAAGGAATAAGAGAGTTTTCGGCTGAAGAGCTATCAGGAATAGCATTAGGTCAAAATGGATTTATAATGGTAAATAATGGAACAGTAACAGCGGGAAGTGGCGTAGCTGCAGATGTAAAATATTTTGTTGCTTTAAAAATAGTAGATGCAGATGCAGAAGTAGAAGCAAGATCTATTACGCCAGGAGAAGATTTATCATTAGGTGGAACAGGCGCTGGTTCTTATACTGGCTCAAATCCCGTTACATTAGTAAATGGGGATGTTGTATATGGAGCTTTTGATCTGGTTAAGTCGCATAACGCTACTAGTTATATAATGGCTTATATAGGCAAATAATTTAATAATAAAAACAAAGGAGTCAGAAATGGCAAAAAGGAAAAAAGGTTATAGTAGCAGTGGAAAAAGTGGTGGTAGGCCTGCTATTCTATCTTTATCAAGAACAAAAAAAGCAGGTGTTAGAGCAAAAACATATGGAGCACCAGTTAAGGGAAAGGCTAATCCTAGAAGAAAGATGAAATCTAATATCAATAAGAAGAAAGCTTACGGAACAAAAGGATCAGGAAAATAGCAAAAAGTCCTTAAAAGGCACAACAATAATAAATTGGAGGCTATATGCCTAAAATTGATAAAGGGGTTGTTAAAAGAGTTATTGTTACTCCAGATAAACATTTCCCCTTGCACGATCAAAAAGCTATTAATTGTTTAAAACAAACAATAGAAATAGTAAAACCAGATGCTTATATAGATTTGGGAGATGTTGGAGAATGGAATGCTTTTTCAGCATGGAAGTTTAAAAGGAAAAAAGCTCCGCCTTTAGAGTATTTAATAGAGAGCTTTGATAAAGATGTAAAAGATGTTAATAAAGGGATGGATATGATAGATGAATCCCTTGATAAGGCAAATTGCAAGGAAAGGTATATAACAGAGGGAAATCATGATAATTGGCTTAATTATGCGGTTGACAAATATCCTTACATACCTCAATACAAGTTTGCTAATGCCGTTAATTTGTCTGATAGAGGATATAAGTATTATCCTTTTGGCAAGCATCTTAAAATAGGTAAATTATATTTTTATCACGGTCATCAGTTTGGTGGTCAATATCATGCGGCAAATCATTTAAGAAAAATGGGTTGCAATATAATGTATGGCCACTGGCATGATCTACAACAGCATTCTATGACTCATATGGATGGACCAAAATCTGCATGGAGTATAGGATGTTTAAAGGATATGAGTCCAAAGTCAAATGATTGGCTAGATCATAGAAATATAAATTGGTCTCATGCTTTTGCAATAGTTGATTTTTATAAGGGCGGTTTATTTACTGTTCATATAATACAAATGATAAATGGTCGAACTAGTTTATGGGGAGAATTAATTGAGGGTTAGGAATGGATTGGTTACAAATATTAGAGCAATATGGCGTTCCCCTTGTAGTAGCAGCGGCATTTTGGTGGTTTATACAAAAGCAAAATAAGTTTATACAGGACGAACTACAAAAAGAGTTAAGAGAATCCTTTACTAGGGTTGAAGGTATAATCATAAAGCTGATAGATCAACAAAAGAAAATGCAACTAGAGCAAAAAGGATTAGAGAATAGTTATAAAACATTAGTTGAGGTTATAGCTTCTCTAAGTGGTAATGGCTTGAAAGATAAATTTTTAAGAATGCAGGAAAGAAATGAAAACAAAAAGTACTAAAAGAGTTGATGAATATAGGACAGATGTTACTCTGCATTTAATAAGAATAGGTGGAGATATAGAGCATATTAAAGAAGATATGTCTGAAGTAAAAGAGCAGTTAACTAAAATAAATGGTAGAGTTAGAGAAACAGAAAGTTCTATAACAGCTATTAAAGCTATAGGCTCTACTATAACTGTTGTAATAGGTGTTATATTGACTTGGCTTGGTATTGATAAGGGGTAATTATGGGTATATACGATAAAATATTAAATAAAATTTCTTTTGATCCTACTAATGATAAAGTGGTAGAGATAGATGAAAATAATCCTAAGCACTCTGGAAATTATCTCGAACAGATTAGTAATAAAAATGAACAGGCATTAAATTCTTTAGAAGACTCAAATGATGTTCCTTTTTTGGAAAGTTTAAATTTATTCTCTGAAAGTATTGATAATAATCAAGATGGGATACCTGATGTAATTACAAATTTCCCATATAATTTAAAAAGAAAGGCGTATCAAACTGGATCAAGTATAGCTTCAGCAATTCTTCCTACATTAGATGTAAAAGGTGGACCTATTGATGATTTTGCTTATAATATATTATCTTTAGGCTGGGAAAAAAATAGAAGCTGGGAGGATGTATCAAATCAATGGTTAATATATTCCTCAGGAGAAACTCCGTCACATATAATTACTGATAGCCACTATAAAGGATTTACTCCTATAATGACACATCAAGCATCGAGTAATTTCGATTTTGCAGGATATACGGAAGAAAATCAAAGATTTACTAAAAATGGTAGAGATGTAGATATATTATCTATATATTTACAAAGGTCTGAAAATATACTAGAACCTTCTCAATATCATCCTTCAGATGACTTTGATGTAAAATCTTTGCATAAAATACATAAAGATCTAAGTATGCATCCTAGTCTTGAACATAATAAGGGAAATATAACTTATTATTCTATAGATGAATTTAGTGAATTTGGTGGATTTAAACCACATATGAGAGATGAGGATTTTGTAAATACAATAATTGAAGGTTCAGGAAATTATTTAGCTTTTGCAAATAATTCAGAAGAAGTTTTTGAAGATATGAGCTATGCAGACTTTCAAAATTATTTATTAAATGAAAGTGATAAGTTGTTTATAGATCCATCAATAAAATTAAGTCAGAAAGAGCAATGGTTAAAAGAAAAAGAAATAAATCATAAATCAAAGATAATAGAATTAGGAGAAAATCTAGCAAATTATCATAGAAGTTTATTTTTACTTGATGAACATAAAACTGGTGATCGTTATAATAATACTAGAGCAAATCTTGTAAAACTTTTACAAACTGGAGAGCCTTTAATTATTGGATCTGAAAATATAGCAGGTGATTCACTGTATGGGAATCTTAATTCAGATACTCACATTACTGATGCAGATGTTCCTAAACAAAGCATTGCTTTATATAATACTTCTGTCGATATTGGAGGGTTTACTCAGATATTAAGTAAAGATGAGAATGGATATTATTTTGCTATATATGATTCTTATGATTTTGATCCCACAGGTTCAGGTGCATTTCAAGATTCAAAAGAAGTAAATAATTTTTATGATATGGGAGTTCATATAGTAAATACAATAGGAAAACCTATACCTATTTATGATAGGTATTATTTAGAAGAAGGCGAATTAGATGGACTTTTAGAATTTTATAGTTTAAGTTCTGATGGTTCTGAGATTGCTCCAAAAGAAGAACCTACAAATAGTATTAATAACTCTGGAGGATTTGATATAAATAAAGATGACGAGATGATCAATGAGGTGTTAAAAGGATATTAATATGATACAAGGTTTGATAGTAAAGTTTTTATTAGGTAAAATAATGGAAGCAATTGAAAAAGCAGATGATAAAAGAATTGCAAGAAAACATCATAGAGAGATTAAAGAATTAAAGAAAGAAGTGAAAAGTTTGAAAAAAGATTCTCATCCTGTGGCAGATTGGGTTTGTTTAGAATGTGGCTGTAAAGCCAAAAGAAAGGAAACGCCTAGAATGAGAAGAAAAAAAAGAAGACAAAAAAGAAAAGGAGATAGCAAATGAGTGAATGGATAGCGAGTAATTGGGAATGGTGCTTATTAGGTTTTATGATTTTAGAAAAAGTTATAAAAATTAGCCCTTCTAAAAAAGACGATATACTTTTAGATTCAATTATTAAGCCAATATTTGAAATGTTGAAGCCTAAAGATAAAAAATAATGACTTTAGTAGGTTATATAACAATACCTAAAAACTTTTGGGAGAGGTCGTTCTCATCACCTCCTTCACATACTGACATAGTTAATGATACATCAATGACACTCGTATACACCTCTCCCAAAGAAATTGAGGAAGATAATGCCTAAAGACGCTATTATAGTAAATGGATTTGCAGGCGGTATTAATATTGATTCTGATTTAACAGATATTATAACTGTTGGAGAAGGGAAGGATGAGGTTGTAGAATGTAAGAATATGCTTCTTGATATGAGAGGAAAGATTACAGCTGAACATCCTCAAATTATATCGCTTACAGGTGCTGTAGGTGCTACTTGCACGGAAACAGCTGCTTGGACAGATGGTACATATAATGTTCCTTTTCTACAACATTCAACAAGTGGTAGTGGAACTGGAATGAAAATTATATGCACTGTATCGAGCAATAATGTAGGCGCTAATTTTAAAATTGTTGATGGTGGAACAGGACATGCAGTAAATGATGATGTTGTATTTCAGAATCCTAGTGGTGCTAATAGTAATACAAAAACATTTAGAGTGAATTCTATATATATGAATGACTCATACTCTGGAAATGGGCAATTAGGAGTCGTGAATCCAGCATTAGGTTTATCTATTAATGCTTCTGCTGATGCTACTGCAGAAAGAATTTTATATTATGACGATATATTATATCAAAATGTAGGTATTTATAAAATTGGAGATGACGTAAATTGGTCAGCTAATGGAGATTATCATTCAATTTCTCCAAATAGAGGAGCTTTTAATAAGACTTCTACTGTCTTACTAAATGGAACCTCTCAAACATTAGAAATGGATGCTGAAGTAGATGGATTTGATTTTAGTATAGAGCCTTCTACACTTGATGTGGAGGCTATTCTGTTTTTGGGTGCTAATGCTTCTATTAACGGTAGAAATAAAAAAGGAATATTATTTGGTTCAGAATTTAGAGATGGGTCAGCAGCATTAGGCTCTACTGCCTTTAATTGCGGAGCCTCTAGATTTATATCTTCTGTTCGAGATAATAATCAATCTGGAAGCGGAAGACTTGGACAACATGTAGATTATTGGTTTGAAAATACTACAGTAACTACTGATGAACATATGCAACCTATTACAGATGTTTGGATAAAGGATTATGGTGCTCATATATTTGGAGTAAAAAAAGACCATGTAGATACTACTAGTCCTAGTTTAATTGATTTAGCTCCTGAAATAACTGGTGGAACACATATTGAGGCTATAGATGGAACTGGTACTGGAGCTACTACTGAGTTATCTGAAGCCAATGTACAAGATTTAGACTTTTTTGTATGGACTAATGTTGGTGATACTAAATATTGCTCAGTAGATTCTGCTGGTCAAAATGCTGCCACTGCTATAGCGGATGTAGCCTCTGATCAACAGAACGATTTACTTGGATTAGTTTTTAAAGTAGGCAATTTTGAAACAACAAACGCAGGAACTGTTGAAAATGGAGGATATGGTAATTACGCAAATATAACAGATTCAGATATGTCAAGAGTACCTGCTTGGGAAGGTCAATCTATAAATATAGAGCTTTATGTGACAGATATGAGTCATTTAGAGAATATTTTTATTATTGCTGATATTGAAGAAGGTGATTTAAATATAAATAATTATGATGGTTCAAGTAATGATGATAATATGAAACAATGGGTAATAACACCTGCTATGATTACAGAAGCTGGAGCAGACAAGGGATTTGCTCGTATAGTTCTTACTTGGGAAAGTGCTACTCATACGGGAGCAAATTATGTTGCTTCTAATACTAGAAATTGGATTTTTATACCTAGAATTGATCATAATATAGATATGAGAGAAAAAGAGACAGTTAGACTTAGAGAGTTTAGTTTTTCTAGACCTGCTACTTTTGGATGGGATCAAAGATATTTTAAATTTTATTCTACTAGAATATCTAATGGTATTGAATCTATACCTTATGAATACGGAAGTACTTACGGAAATTCTATATATTCTGGTGTTAATTATCAGCATGAGGTTGTTGTTAAGAAAAGTTCATCAGATGATCCATTTTATGGCAAATTATATTATACAGAAACAGATAGTTCTGGACATGGACTTGGTAGTAAATATTTAATTGGAGAATATGACTATTCGAAAGGTTTTAAAAAGGCAGGAGCTGCTGAATTTACCCCTTGGGGAACTGGATCAGGGGGAACTGAATTAAATTTAGTTTCAGCAGTATTTGATGATCCTCCTGTAATATCTACATATGAACTTGAATCAGGTTATCCTTATGGAGTAGAAACTATTAATGCTCTTTGGAATACTGCAGCTGTAGTAGGAAGGCAAGCTTATATAGGAAATGTTGCTGCAGATAAAGCCTCTATTGCATTTTTAGGTAAGGACAATAGTGCAACTTACAGTAGTGCTAGATACTCTGTACAAGTTGTAGATAATGGAGGTAGCGATGATTATATTTTATTTCATGATGATTTTACATCTACTACATTAGGTGATTATAATTATTATTTTACTGGCTATCAAAGAACACCAGCTGGCATAGTAAGATGTGATATGTCGGAGCAGGGTTTTGAAGTTGGTCAAATAATTAGTTTATCAGGATTTGCTGAAGATGAAAATAATGGATACTTTAAAATTACTGGTATCGGAAGTTCTGGAAAAAGAGGCACAGAAGCTGGAGGAGGCTTATCATCATGGAGTATTGTAGCTGGTGCTGGTAATGCAGGTGCTGAAAAAGGTGAAATTGTAATGGAAGATGTGAGAGGAAAAAGTATAACATTCGTTGTTAATACTACATTAGCTGCATCTACAAATGGAAAGCCTCATGTGGATGGATCTGGTAGAATATGTATTAGTTTGGATGGAACTGTAGATCAACAAACAAGAGAGCAGCGTGTTCGTGAAGCAATAAATACACAGAGAACTGATGCAATAGCTGCTGGAAGTGAGGATTATGTTGATGTTACGGCTACTGATGGTGGTGGTCTTACAGTAGATAGCACTACTAGGCAGGTTACGTTAATAACAGCTAATGGTACTGGCGCAGCTAGTGAATATGTTGGAGGTACTCATGTAATGACTGCTCAAAACAAGATGACAAAAGGATTTTATGATAATGGAAGCCAAGGTAATTGTTGGTATTTTAATGGAGATACGATGAATGGTGGTGGTTTTAGTATTTCAACTGCAGGTAATGCAAATGGACTTCTTCTTAGTAAGGATTGCACAGGTGGTGCAGGAAAATTTGGAAATTATTCAAATAATAGAATTTCGGTTCAAAAACTTAATGGTGATAGTGCAGGATTAGCAAATGAAAATGTAACCAGTACTAGTAGAAGAATAGAAATAATTGGATTTGATAGCACTAAAGATGATGCTACTACATATTATAATGATTCTCTCATATTAAAGTCAGCTTCTGGTAAAGCTGCTGGATTTCCTGATAATTTATTTATTGACTTAGAATTAGGTGGTGATAAGATTATTCATTTAGTAACATCAGCTGATAGATTATTTGTTTTCACTGAAAGAAAATTAGTTATTGTTAATGTAGCAGGAGATATTGAGTTTTTAGAAGCTACTATGGATCATATGGGAATAGCTAGTGCAAAACAAGTTTGCAAGGTAGGTGAAGGCGTTGCATTCATTAATAATGCAGGGGTTTATTTCTTTGATGGGGAACAATTACAATCTTTAAAAGATTTAAGAGTTCAATCATTAGGAGTAGATCCTGAAAATTGTGCTATTGGATATGACGCAAATAGGAGTATATTATATGTATGGATAAGTGCTACAAAAGTCTATTTTTATAGCTTTGTAACACAATCTTGGGTTGGAAGAGTTGAACCTCCATCTCCATTTAATGTTGAACCTGATACCAATGTGGTGAATGGTAAGAATGGATTTTCTTTCTTTGAGCAAGCAGGAAAGTATTATGCGTTAGGATTTACTAATTCTGAAGCTAACTGTCAATCTAATGCTGTTCATTTAGAAACAGGTAAAATCAGTTTAGGGAATATTGCTCAAAATAAAAAGTTTTATAAAGTAAATATAACACTCACTAATGGTAAAGCTAATAATATGAGGTTATATTGGAGAACAAATGAAACTCTAACAACATATTGGGATGATTTAGTTGACGTAGATAGCGGTTCAGATAATGGTATTTGGTTGCCTAATGGTGATGGTTTAAATGAACTTAAATTATCAGGAGCTAGAGGAAAATGGATACAATTAAAATTAATGTCAAAAACAACAACAGCTTCACCAGGGGGTGGTTTGCCTCATGATGATGGCAATGCTCCTTTAGATATGTCTATAGGAGATATTTCAATAATATTTAGAGGGAGAATAATAAAATGAGAAGTAAACAAGAAAGAAAAGATTTGCATGTTAATGCAAAGAGAGTTGGTATTAGGTCTAATAAAGCTACAGTTGAAAGTCGGAGACCAAATGTGACTCAAATAATTAAAGACCACATGAGTGGTAAATTTTTTCAAAAAACTAATGTAGAAGGGACATCCCTTTATACTGAAGTTAAAACTACAAAGGATTAATCATGGCTTCTACTACCAGTACATCAAGCACATATTATAGAGCTGCTGCAAGAGATACAGCAAGAGAAGATAAACAATTTAAATTAGACGAAGCTAGACGAAAGAAAGCCTCAGCAGCTATAATGGCTGTAGTTAGTATGAGTGGCGAAGTAGCTAAAACTAAAAAAGCAGAAACTGAATTAACTGAATTTGCTAGCGATATGGGATGGGGTTTTGATAAAGAAACTAGCATGTATTTTAAAACAGGTGTAAATGATCAAAATAATCCTTATGTAGCAAGTATTTCTATGTCTCAAATGGCTGCTTATAAAAAAGCAGGACCTAGTGTTCACGGTGAAGGCGGCTCAGGTATAGATGACTTTATATTTGATGATTCAACTGGTATGCCTTATTCACAATTCAGTGATATGCATGATATGAAATCTCTTGAAAGATTATATGCTGTAGATAGTTCTCAATTTAACGAGTTTAATAGTTCAGGAGAGCTTATAACAGATAGAAGTAAAATGAAGGGTTTTGCTAAGCATATAGATCCTAAAACAGGTAAATTTGATACTTCCGCAATAACTACCGACTATCATTATGGAATAAAGGGTACTCCTTATGTAGATGAAAAGACTGGGATGCATGAACCAGGTACATATTGGGGAGTTGAATTCGATGAAAGTGGGAAAAGCACTGTACTTGGTGATCATGCAAAGCAGTTTGGAGAATATACTGTAGATAAAAAGACTGGGGCGAGAGATTATACAACAGAAGATAGTTATTTAACAACTGTTGGAGGTGAAAAAGCTTGGGTGACTGCTAGTGAATTATATGAGCTAGAAAGTGGTCTTTTTGGCTCTAGATCTGAAGTTGAGCAAAGACTTATAGATACTTCAAAAGAACATGCTCAAAAACATGGAAGAAAAGGTGCTTGGGATGATAAAACAAATCCAGTTTATTTTGATGTTAAAACTGGTATAAGAAGATTTCAAACAGGTCAAACAGGCTTTGGGACAGCTGGTCAAATATTAAGTGGCGTAGGTTCTGCCGCAATGATGGCTGGAATGGCTATACCTGGTATTGGATGGGCAGCAGCAGCTTTAATGGCTGTAGATTGGATTGCTGGAGCAAATAAGGCAGCTAAAAAGTATAAAAAAGAAGCAAAAATGTTAGGTGGCGCAGGTTCTGGAGCAAGAGGTGGTAGAATGGGACAGCAAATAGGAGAAACTTATGATAAAGCTGGAGTTCAAACTCAGAAAGATTTAAAAGCCTTAAGAGGTGACTATGCTCAGAAAGTAAAGCATATGTCAAGTGAATTTGGCACTGCTGCTGGTGATTTAAGCCAACAAATAGGAGCGGCTCAAAAGAAAACAAGAGGTTTATATAGTGGCAGCGTTGAAACTATGAAAGAAACTGCCATGAAAAGATTACAAGACAGTTTCTCAAAAGGAGAAGAAGGATTGGAATTTGCATTTGGAAATGCTTATGATAAATACACAAGAGATTTAAGTAACCAAATGGCATCTAGACAAACAGAATTAGAAGACATGTATGATCAATGGAAATATGCAAGAGATCATTCTAGTACATGGGACAATTTATTTTAAGGGGCAATTATGGCAGAATTATCGGATATATTACTTTTTTTATCACAACAAATTAGAGATACTAGAGAAGAAAAACAAGATGAGGCAGATAGAATGTTGGCTATGCTTCAAATGGATTTAAATGCGCAATCCAAAGTACTTGGAAGCCAATTAAGTCACGAACAAAGAAAAGAATTTGAGTTGCAAGAAACTTTTAATCAGAAAAATCAAGAATTCGCTAATATTACTGGAGTATTAAATTCTTTAGATGATTATGACGCTTCTAACTCTATACAATTATTAGATAATGTAAAATCTCCAATATTAGATACTTATGAAAGTGAGATAAATAATATTAAAACAAAAAATGCCAATTTAAGCTCTGCTATACAACAGATAGATAAAAAATTACAAGTAGTAAATAAGGTTAAGGAACATTTTACTGGAGAAGGTTTGACTTTCAAAGGTGGAATGAGCGATGAAAGATGGGATTATGGAGACTTTGGTTACGATGAAAAAAGCAAGACATGGGATGATGCTAAATTAAAATTAGCTTTAAATCTTAAGGCTGATGAGAAAATACCTGATTATATTGAGAATACTATAACGCAGGGAAGAGCTGGGATTGATACCACATTAGTTGAATTAAATCAAACATTAGATTCAGCTATACTAGAAGGTTTAAGGGTTAAGAAAGAAAATTATGCTACAAAAGATTTAGATGATCCATCTTTTAATACTGCTGAATATATAAACGATTTACATGTAGGAATAACAGCTATATTGGATCCTATAGTTGGAAGTATAGCTACTTCAAACCTTGCTCCTCTTAGGCGTCAAATAATGGAATTATCTGATTTAGAAGCAAGTTATGATTTGACAGACGAAGGTGCAATAGAATTTATACAAGGTGCAAGAGAAGATGTAGATGAACAGAAAATAAAACTAGCCCAAGGATTTACGGGATTACTTGGTGACGATAATAATGCTGTAAATTTAGCTTTTGCTAATAAATTAATATTAGGGGTTGAATCTTATTATAGCTCTATGATAGAAGGTGATGATTTAAGAAATGCAATACCTTTTATTGATGCTCTTGAAGAAATATACTTTTATCAAGTAGGGCATGAGAAAGGTATGACGACTTTCTTAAATAAAGTTCAACAAAATAATTTAGGTATGGATTACAAAGGATGGCCTGAAGATATTCAAAAAGAGTATAATAAAATAATAGGTGATTTTGGATCTTTCCAAGATATGGTTGTTGAATTTACTAAATGGGATTGGGACACTTATAAAGAAAGAATATCTACTTTAATGAGTGTAGGCGAAGATATTAAAGATGAGTCTATATTGTTCTTGAATCAAAAGATAGGTGAAAGAGATAAAGATATAGAGAAATTTGAAGATGAACAAAAAATAGAGTTAAAATTAAAACAATCTCAAAGTGCAAGCAGTCCTGTAATAGGGGACACAGATTATGAACATGGAATAGATTATAGTAAAGCACTTTATTACGATGTATTGAAAGAGGAACATGGAATAGATACTAATGCTGATGGAATAATTGATGCATTAGATATGAATAAAGATGGGATACCTGATCCTATTGTAAGTAATGCTCCTGAAAATGTAAAAGAAGATAGTCCTGCCTATGTTTATGCTCCTAAAAGTTCTCCTAATTATGAATTAACTGAAGATCAGCATATAGTTAATGATGATTATATATACGATAAGAATTCAAATTATGAACATGGAATACTAAGGGATTATGATGGTAAATTAGTGAGGGTAGTTACAGATCCTCGTGAAAAATTGTATTTTGAATATACAGGATCTAAAGAAGGTAATTTTAAAGTTAAATCTGGAAGTTCCATGGATACTCAAGATTGGGTTATCAATCAATACGACCAAGTAATTGATACATTATATGATATGCCTAATGATATGTGGGCTGCAGTAATACCTACTTTATCAGTAACTTACAATGCGCATCAAAAAAATGTAAAATCAGCTTCTTGGGGCGGAGTTGTAACGGGAGCAGGAGATATGCGCTATGGTTATTCAGTAAAATCCGATCCTCAAAAAATTAAGATAATATTAAATAGTATGTGGGATGGAACTGTTAAAAGAAATGAATATAATTACGGAATTGAAGGTGTTCATTTATCTTCTCATATTCAACTTGATGGTTATAATAAACCAATTAAAAGAGAGAATTGGTCTATATTTAATGCCATGGGAGGGGGCCATATGTTTCATGACAATAGTCCTTATTATGAAGCTTATTATGATGTTTTAAGATTAGAATGGAATAATTTAATTGATCAAGACGGCTCTGTTTGGTTTCCTAATTTTTGGAAAGAGTCTGAATTTGGAGAAACTGTAGGGGTGAATCCAGATCAACAATATGTGCAATTAATTAAAGATCATTATCCAGGTTCTTGGGATAAAATTAATAAAATTGCTGATGAAATTGCGAGTGATGTCCAGTATAGATATATCGATGGTATAATGAATTATAATGCAGGAGCTGCTGATAAAAAGTACACAATTTCTAATGGAGAAGTATATAGCTCTGGTGAATATGATTTCAATGAGAAAGATAAATACGATATTGTAAGGGCATTAGCGCAGCATTACGGTATAGATTTTTAAATAAGGATAAAATATGAGCGTTTATAGAGATTATGACGATTGGAAAAGAAAGCAAGATGCTTTAAGAGCTTTAGAAAATGAAGTAGAAGAGGACATAGAAGAGGGGGAGGAGCGTCCCACCTGGGATTCTTTAAATCAAGATTGGGCTACAGGCGAACCATTAAAATGGCAAAGAAGAAAAATGGGGCCTGGAGAAGAGGTTACAGGTAAGCCTAAAAGTTCAGCTTCTTATGGTTGGGCAGATAGCAACTTTCTTACAGATTTTTTAGGTAACGCTGTATGGGGATTTGGAGAGACTTTTATGGTTCCCACTGTTATAGATATTGCTTCTGAGGCTTCTGGAGGACCTGATATTAGCGCTGAATATTTTGGTTCTCAAGATTGGAAAGATGAGTCTTGGGCTGGTAGAATAGGATATGCTCTAGGTACTGGAGCAGGTATTCTTACAGGTATTGGTGCTGTAGGAAAGGGTTTAGGAGCGTTATCTAAAGGTGCGGGAGCAGGTGTAAAACTTGCTACTAAGCAAACTACTAAAAAACTTGCAGAAGAAGGTTTTGAGGCCATTTCAGAAGGAGCTGTAAGAGAGACTATAAAAACTACCAGAGAACTTCTTAAAAAAGGCACTAAATCTGAGATTAAGTCTTTAAAATGGTGGAATAAAGGTCCTTTAGGCATATTAAATCCACTAGCTTCAGCTAGAAGATCTTTAGTGCATAATCCATTAGCTAATCAAAATATTAATAAACAAGTGGCAGAAGAAGTAACTCAAAGTCTTTCTAAATTAACCAAATTACAGCCAGGAAGCGAGAAATTAGCTAAAATTGTTAATACTGTTATGCAAGAGTCTGCTGAATCATTAAACAAGCATTTTGGACATTCTTTGGCTTACAGTATAAGTATGAGAACTGGTTTGAATACCAAAACATCTCAACTTATAGGCGATATTGTGTATGAAGCAGCCTTACTTGGAGTTTGGGATACTGTGGTAGGAGAGACTGGAGATATGGCTGCTGAAATGTATGGCTTAACTGAAGATCAGTGGGGATATCAGCATTGGTATGAAAGAACTATGCATGGAATGAAAACAGGTGCTATATTAGCTCCTATTAGATATATTCCTGGTGGTAAACAAGTACAATTTGGACATAGCGGTATGGTTGCCGATATAGGAACTCTTGCTAAATTAATTAAAACTAGATTTAAATCTGCAGCTTCATATAGCAATGAACAATTAAAAGGAATGATGAATTCTATTGTTATTAGTTCTGGAAAAACGGCTGATGAAATTTTTGGAAGCGTTAGAGGATATTCTAAAGCTTGGTTGGCAGGACTAAGCCAAACAACAAAGACTAGTGTTAAGGATAGAAAGATATTAGAGGATATGCTTAAAGTTGTAAAAAGTGATACACCTGGTTTAATGAAAACTATTATGGGAGAGATTAGAAGAGATGGAATAGGTTCATTTACACGTGCTTCTGCAGGTTCTTTTGCTATGAATTATGCTGCATATAAAGATGCTTATGATAATGGATACTTATTTACAGATGAATATCCTATGGATAAAGTGATAGCCGATCATTGGATAGGTATGCTTTATATGAAAGGTGGTAAGAATTTTGGAAGATTTCAAATTAAAGGTGATGGTGTAGTTTTTAAAGGAGGCAAAAAAGAAGGTGAAAGTATTTTCAATAGAACTAAAGATGTTAATAAGATTAGAGATATAGAAAGTATGAAGGAAGTTGATGCATTTGGCCGAACTCCTACAAAAAGATTTTACGCTGAATCAGGTTTTCAAATGGAAGGTAATGAAATATCTAAGTTTTTAAAAGCAATGGAAAAATTGCAAAAAAATAAGGATGGATTAGAGCTATATAATAGATATGCTCATTTAGAAGTATCTGAAGCAATGGAAAAATTGAATAATGAAGCTATTAATCGATCAGTAGATGTAAAAATGATTGTTGATATAGTAAGGGAGAAAATGATTTCTGCTAAACAAAATCAAGAACTTAAAGAAGCTGATTTTTTACAAGTTGCAAATAAACAAAAAGATAAACCTGAATTAGATAATTGGAATGTGCATATTAAAAATGAAATAGATAGAATTCAAAAAGAAATTCAAAAAGAAAATCAAGCTGGTAATACGGAAAAAGCTGCAGAATTAAAGAAAGAGGCTAGCGATTTACTTGAATTAAATTTATTAGCTGAAAGAATATCAAAGTTAGCTGGGGTTGGACAAAGTGGTAAAGTAATTACAGATATGACAAAAGAAGAAGCCTTAGCTTTTGTGCAAGGATTTAAAGATCTTCAATTGCCAAATGGTCAAAAATTAACTATGGATACTTATTCTCATTTAGAAGATCAAGTGCAGGGAAATACAATAAAAATTGCAGCTGAAGCTGAAAAAATGTTAGTTGATCATATATGGAAATCATTAAAAACATTAGGATTAGCTGATGATGCTTCAATAGTAAATGGAAGACTTGTAATTCATGAAAGTGTAGGAGATGCTTTACACACTCTAAAAACACATGTAGATGCTGGAGCTAAGCCGTATTATGATGCAGCTCAAACGCTTATAGGTATGTTGCATGCTGGTAAAAATACAGGAGTTATCGAATATAGCACTAATGGAAGAAAATATAGCGGGAAAGATATACTTGCAGAAGGAAATAGAGCTGAATTTTTAGATTTATATAATAAAAATACTGAAAATATACATGAAATGATTTATAATTCAGGTCCTGGGAAAGAAGCTAATTGGAGACAAAAAATACCTACTTGGAATAATAAGGATGGATTTTTAGATCCCCAAATGCTAGCAGCAGTGCCTTTATGGCATTCAATTCAAAGCGCTCATAGATATAGAAGAAATGAACAGGCTTATTTTAGTTTTACAGGTGCAGAAGGTGGTACTAGAGAAGCTAAATTATTGTTTTCATTTTTAAAGAATAAATTAGGTGGAAATGTATCATTTAGAATTATAGAAAAACTTACTGATGGATCATTAAAAGAAATTGATTTATCTGGAAAAGATAAAGATTTAAATGCTTTTTATAATCAATTAAATAGAACATTAGAATTATTGAATTTAGATAGTTCTGGGAAAGTATCTAGAAAAGAAATAGATGTAGGAGAATTAACGGCTATAAAAGATGAAATAACAAAAAATATAGGGAATGTTTTAACAAATCCTCAAGAATTTAATTCATTTTTACAATTTGTTAGTCAAAGATTTGTTAGAGAATTAACAGGCAATCCTAATATATCAACATCATTAAAGCAGATTGTTATCATGGCATTACATAAAGATAGTTTAGTAGCCATCAAAAGAGATGGAGCTTTAAATCTTAGGTCTGCTCAAGCTTTAAGAGATACTTTATTGTCTGATCCTAGCATTATTAAAAACTCTTCTGAATATACTAGATTAGAAAATCTGATTAATGAATATGAATCTAAAGTAGAAAATCCATTAAGGAGTGCTTTAAATAAGAAAGGTAATGCTATAAATTTCGTAGATGCAAAATTAGATGTAAATATAGATCCTCTAATGCGTAATGATTTTATTCAAGAAGTTTCTGAAATGATTAATAGAGCTGATAGAATTGCTCATGTTGATTTAATTGATTTGCATGGAAAAGCTCAAGAATTAGGTGTATCTGTTGCAGAAATAAGAGCATTAGTTGATAAACAGAACGAAGCAGCTATCAATGAAGGTAAAGTTATAAATGAAACTTTGGAAAATGAAATGGTTAAACTTGCAAGAGATGCTGCTAACTTAGACCAAATTTTTACTTTATTAGTACAAAATAGAGATCATATAGGTTTACGTTCTTTTATAGATAGCTCTCAAAAGCTTAGTGAATTAACAAATTTAATGTTTACAAATAAAGGAATAACTCCTGAATCAATTAAAAATTGGCGAAAACAAATGCAAGAGTATGTTATAGAAGCCATGTCTGAAAGAAATGAAACTTTAAGAATAGATAGTATTCTAGATGTAGATAATTATATACAAAATCAAGTAAATAGTTTATCTTTAGTTGATAGAAGCAATAGGCCTCACTCAGGAAATACTAGTATAAGTAAACAGCAGTATGAAACAAAATGGAATTTAACAACTGATTTTATTGACAATCTTATTTATAATCCTAGAAAAATTTTAGATAGTTTTGGGATTAAAAATCCTCCTATAGGCACTAGAGAATATGCAGTTATAGAAAAAGGACTTCAAAAAGTAATAGATGGCACCTTTACTGTTAAAGATTATGTAGATGTTGTAATAGAGCCTATAATTAAAGCTCAAAAAGTAAAAATTGATACTATATTAAAATCTCAAATTAAAGATAAAAAACTTCCTGGTACATATGAAGATTTTGTTTTAGATACTTATCATGTTGTACAAGCAGCCTTGGCATCGAAAAAAATGCCTATAGGTATTTATGAAAACGGAAGATTAACAATCGACAATACTACTACATCTAATTGGAATAGGGGTTTGAATTTATTAGCCGAAACATTAGGATTAAATACCGATATGGGTACTATGATATTATTAGGTGGAAGATATGGTACTGGTAAAGGATTTACTTCTAAAATGACTCCTGAAGCTCGTTTGGAATTAGAACAAAAATTAGCAGATGGTGCTTTTGTAGATATAAATTCTAAAGAATTATTGAAAACTGGAGATGCTGAATTAATTGACTTATATCAAAATTTACAAAAAACAAGTGTAGGTAAAGATGGTTCTACTCAATTTATGTTTATTCAATTAGATGAGAAAACATCTATTTTAATGCCAACTATTGTTAAACCTAGAATTTTAGAGAATTTTAGAGATCCACAATCAAAACTAAGAAAAGATTTAGTAGCTTTATTTAGAAGTCACAATCCTAAAAAATCAGATTATGATTTAAACCTTATGGTGCAAGATTATATCAAAAAACATGTTCCAAATGCAGAATTTAATAAACAAGGAGTTATGACTCCCCTTGATTTAAAGAACTCTGAAGCAATCAATCTTGTTCAAATTGCTAGATTAATGCATGCAAAAGGATTTGATTTAATGAAAGTAGCTAAAGGGGAATCAACTATTGTTGAACAGTTGCAAGCTTTAAAGTATATTAAATTAGATAATTCTAGAAGCGGCTTATCATTATCAGATAGAGCTTTACATTTTACAAGAGAGTATTTACCGAGATTTTTAGATAAAAATAGCAAGATGTGGGAAGCCTATGATATATTTGCTAATCATATGTTTGATTCTCAAGGAAAAACTAAACCACGTAGAGATTTGCAGTTTTTTGATGAGAAGGGAGATTCAAAAGGCTTTTTTAATAGTTCAAATATTAGCAGAGAAGTTTTAAAAGAGCAATTAAAAAGAAATAATCCTAATATGTCTAGAAGAGAAAGAAATGAATTTATCGAGAACATTTTAAAGCATCATGACAAATTAGCTGCATCTGTTATGAATGGATCAAAGTTTTTAAGTATGCCTGAAATGATTTCTGAATTAGTTGCTAAAGGAGCTACAAGAGAATGGTTTATATGGGGAGATAAAGTTAATGATAAAGGTGATGTTATAGGTGAAAAAATTATAGGATTTAATGTAGCTATAAAGCCTATTGAATATCATCATAAAATTAATAATGAAACAGGTGCTATAGAGGTTCATATAGGAAAAACTGCTTATGCTTGGCATCCCGTAATGGACAAAATTATGCAAAATAGAAATGGTGAATATATGGTAGATGCTATAGGATTTGAAAGTTCTCATAAAGAGCATAGAAGATATAATCCTCAAACAGGCTTAATCGAAAGTCCTGGTGTAGATATAGGTTCATTCAAGCCTATGAGAGGCACTGATTGGATGACTTTTGAAAATTTAAGAGATGTTGGAATCTTTACAAATGCTCCATGGGGACCCGCTGTATCTAGAAAAATCCAAACTAGAGGTGGAATGGCTGTAGAAACAATGGATAACATCTTTTTAGTAGATAGAGAATCTATTTTTATCAAATCTATTAGTGGCACACATGATGCTACAATGTCAGCAGGCTTTGCAAACTTACTTTCAAATCAATCATTAAAAGATTTAAATAGTATAACAAAAATTCATGATACTACAGCAGATATGGTTCAAAGATTCGCAGCTATGGCTGCAGAAAGTAATCCTTTTTCATATAAAGAAATTACTTCCAAGCTATTAATGGGACAAAAAGAAACAGGTGACCAAATTGGTAAGGTTACAGGAGTTGAAGCTGTATTAGCAGTAGATGGACTTCCTTTGTTTGAATTTATGGCTCCTAATATAGATAAGATGGTTACTTCAGAGTATATGGGAAATAGGAATTTAATAACATCTGCTGTAAAAAATGGTTCTTATTCTGTTATGCAACCTGCTGGTGGTTTAAGTATGCCTGTAAGATATGAAGGTGTTCAATATAGTTTCGGTGGTTCAGGTATGTCTGGCAAAGAATGGACTACTCCTCTTGATCATTTTATGATGACAAGAGATTCTGGTACAGGCTCTGTAGCCTTCCAGCCAAATAAAAATGAAAGTTTGACTTTCATATTTAAAGTGACTAAAGATTTTGTAAAAGAAAATAAATTAGAACGTCTTGGAAAGGATATTGAAGGAAATGATTTTGCTGTCTCCTTAAATCCCGATGGCACTCTTACAGTTATTGGACAACATTTAAGCACTAAGATAGCAATAAAAGAAAATGCTAACGCTATAAATAGATTAGAAAAAGCTTTAGAAGCAGATATGAAATCATTAATTGAATGGATTAAAATTGATGAAGGTATTACGACAGTAGGTGACTTGGCTATGATGTTAAATGGTACAAGAAGTGAATATAAAAATGAATTTACTGAATATATATTAGATTCTCATTTAAATGGTAAGAATAATCCAGATGCTGCATATAATTTATTAGCATCAGGACGAAAAGATAAAAAGCATATGTATTCTCAAATACATTTAGGTAAAGTTGATTTAAGACAACCTAAAGCAGGTATAAACGATTGGGTTATTACAAGAGTTGAAAAATTATTAGATAAAAGACGTGGACCTGTTAGTGAAATGAATTTATTAGATGTTATTGATCCTCAAGATGCTGATTTTGATCTAGATAAATCTGCAAGTATGTTTACATTGCCTGGCAGGGTTATTAAAGAGATGTATAATGTTTCTGGATATCAGCAATCTACAGATGCTTTATTTGAAAGAGCATTAATTGAAGTAGGTTTAGATAGAAATCAAGGGCAATATACAGATACTATAAAATTTTTAGATGCAAAAAGAGGTTCGCTTATTCGACAAGTTTCAGTATTATCTACAATGCTTCAATATTACTCTGTTAGAGAAGGAGATATATTTCTTCCTGGATGGCAAAAAGGTGGCAAAAATAGAACTGATAGATTCCAAATAGGACCAGAATTAGGTTTTCAAGTAAATGATATAAAAGGAGTTCGATATAAAATAGCTCTTAAAGATGGTATGGAATTAGTTCAATCTTTAGAATATATGAAAAGATTAATAAAGGCTACTATTGATATATATAAAAAACCTCAAGATATTAGAGATATACAATTAGATAAGCTTATATGGGAAAATAAAGATTTAGGTTTTCTTGAAATATGGCAATATCAAGGGATACAAGATAAAGTAGGAAAAAAGGTATCTTTTGATGCAATGTCTACTGAAGGTCAGTTAATACATAAAAAAATTAGACAGGGTATTATACAACCTTTAGGCGAATTGCATAATTTAAATTTAATGATGGATCATTTTACAGATGGAACTTCAAGAAAAATGTCAGCTTTTGAAATGGTTAATAGATATGAGAATATTTTAAATACTATTAAAATGACAGGCTATCGCTGGGATAAAGACTCTGGCAAGTTAGTAGGTAATGAACTTAGAAGTACTGTAGATCCATTATTACACTTCTTAGGAGATAATCATTTTAATTCATCTAATACAGCCGCTAGATCTGAACTTCCTATAATAGTAGCGTTATCAAGCTTGAGAAAGCAATTAAATTCTAATATATTTAAAAATGGTATACCTTCTATAGATGATGGTTTAGGTCAAATTTTAGCAGGAATTACAAAAGCTACTCCTGATAATGTAAATAAAGCTATTAATGGCATTTTAAACGATCAAACTAAAATATTAACCGTGTCTACTATTAAGTATAAATTAGACCAAGTAAATGATGTTTTAAAAGACTTGGTATCTAGAGGCAAAGAGGATACTGCTGTTTATAGATATTGGAAATCAGAAGGCGATAAATATAATGCAATTATTTTAGAATTCAATAAACAGGTCAATGACCCTAATACTATATATCATATGCATAAACCTGAAAAATATGATAGTAAAAAACCTAGAGTATACAAAAATGATACTATAGGTATTTTTAGACTAGTAGGTAAAGGTGATAAAAAAAGAGCAGAACAAATGATGCTTTTTAAGCCTGGTGAAAAGGTTACTTGGAGAGCGGGAGATGTTATAGTTAAGAATCCTAAAAGATTGGAAATGGGTTTTGATAATACAGCTAGAGTAAGAAGAGCTATGCATAATGCTTTTGCTAGATTAGATAGAAGAGTAGATAAAGTAGATGAATTTAGATTGAATGAATTAGTAGAACGATTTAATGAAGCTTTAAATGCAAGAGAAAATCAAGTAATTGACCCATCTAGACCTAAAGATGCGGCAAGATTTGGATTAGCTGCTGAAAAGGATTTGCAAATATTAATGGATTATATTGATATGGCTAGAGATTTAGGGGGACCTTATGGAACTATAATGCAGCAACAATTCATCCATATGCTTTTAACTCCAAGAGCAGATAGGAATGTTTTTCATATTGTAGGAAATGATTTAAGAAAGAGTTCAAGTCTAACTCCTAAATTTAATTCAAATAAAAGAAATGAGTCATTAGTATTTCAATTTCTACAAAGAGCTATGGATGGTCAAGGAAGTAGAGTAATAGATTCTGCTACTGCTAAAGATTGGTATCAAACAATAAATGATAGATTTAAAAAGGCTTTTATAAGAGAGTATGATCCTTCATTAAAAGGTGATGTTTTTGCTTTTGAAAGAATTACTAGAGAAATGAGTGATTTTAGATTACTTCCTCCAATGAAAGAAATGCCTAGTTTTATGACAGATGTCAACTTGAATAAAGATGCTGTAAAAATAGCATCAGATTATTTAATGGGGTCTTATTTTTTAGATCCTTTTGAATTATATAGAACGACTGTAGATATGACTGTTACAAGTTTAGATGGAGCTCCTCCCGCACATATTGTTACTAATGTAGTTAATAAGATGTGGGGCAGTATAAATGATTATTCATTTAAAGGAGGAAATATATTTGAGCCTCTTCATACTTATAGAAGTAAGATATATCATGGTACAGAAGCAGGTAAAGGTGATGTAATGGATTATTTTAGAGAGCTTGATAGATCATGTTGGTAAAAAAAAGGAGATAATATGGCTGGTGGCGCATGTATGCCTGGAACTAATATAGATTCCAAAGAGCAAAGAAAAAATTTTAAGACTTTAATGAAAGATAAGAATGTTCGAGATTGGATGAAAAATCCTTATGCAAAAGAAATGGGATGGACAGATAGAGAAACATTTCAATGGCTTTGGAAAAAGTATACAAGAACAGAATTTGATGTTGCAACAATAAGGCTTAACCCTAAAGATATAGAAATTTTTTCAAAAGCTATAAAAAAGGAATTTCTACCTAAACTAGGTAAACAAGCTGGCTATTTTGAGACCTATTTTAAGCTACCAAAAGTTTTAGCAAAAGGATTTAAAGGTGGAGAAGATTTTGTTACTCAAGTAGGAGAAGCTGTTAGTTATAATCAAAAACTACTTAAAGATGGTGCAAAACATATTAAAAAAATGACTGATGGTATGTTTGAAATGTTTTTAGACCCAACACATCCATTAAATATAGCGGCAGGTAAAACTTATTCTAAAGAACAATATAAATATTTTCAAAATTTAGAAAGAGAATTATTAGTTTCTAAGCCAGGTTCAAAAGAGCAATTAAAGGCTTTAAATGCCCTTAAAGATCATTTAGGCAGTGGAGGTGAAGGAGATCCAGTAGGTGGTCAAATGTTGCGAAGATTCAATGATTTGCTTACATTTAAAACTCAACCAGAAACTCCAGCAGAGCATAAAGTTAGACAAGCTTGGGATATATTAAGAATGGATAGTATGAAAGATTTATTAAATGGCTCTATTGCTGCAAGAAGAACAATAGAAGGTTTACTTGAATCAGATCCTACTAAAAAAACTCTTATAAAAGCTTATGAAACAATTAGTCAGCAAATAGAGTCTCTTTTAATACAAAGTAATATTGATAAAAGTACTCTTAGCAATCAATATAGAAATGAAAATGGCATTATAACAGCAGCAAATCCAAAAGATTTTTATATATATGATCCAAAAACTCGAACAAAAAGACCTTATGTATTACAAGAAAAGGATTCTGATGGAAATCCTTTAACTGCAATAGGAGTTAGAGCAAATGGTGAAAAATCAATAACTAAGTATTCTCCAGATTATGTAATAGAATTAACTGATATGATGTCTAATTTAGTGCAATTTGCTAAAGATAGAAATAATCCTGGCTATAAAGGAAAACAGGCATCAGATATTCAAAGAGAAATAGAAAATAGTTTATCAGTAGAAGCAATAAGCAATAGATTAAAGCAAAAGGGCAGTACAGATGCTTGGGTAGCATTAGATCCAATATATTATTTAAATAAATATGTACATGATGTTGCTTCATTTAATATGAGATCTAGAATAAATCATAGTTTTTCATCTGTTGCAGCTCATTTAGTAGATGCTGTAAGAAGAAATGAACACGGTAAAGGCAAGGTTAAAATAGCCGAACATGCTACTTACTTATTAGATATGCTTACTGAAATCAAAGATAGTGCATTAATGAATAATGGTGCTCCAACAGGTAATTTAGATCACGCTGTTAGAATAATTAATTCATTTGAATACATTTCAAAATTAGGTTTTAGTTTTAAAAGTGGTATAAAAAATAGAACACAAGGTTTGTTAAATTGGGTTATGTTCGGTAAAAGAGGTTATAGAATTACTGAAGAATTTTATACTACTACTTCTCGTATGTATGAAGGTGCAGAAATAACAAATTCAATGATGTATAATAGGCAATTAAAAAGATTTGGTATGATGATTGGAGAAAAAGCTGAAGGAGCAAGTATTTCTGCTGCTACAGGAGGCTCATTAGATGTTATGTTAATTCCACCAGGATTTGGAGTAGATGGACAAGGTAAACTTGTTTTAGAAAAAGGTAATACCTTGAAGAAAATAGCTGAAGGTATGGCTAAAGGAGCTGATTGGAGTTCTAAATATACTATTCTAGGCAAAGTTGGTTCTCAACAATGGGCTGAAAATGCAAATAGACTTAAAACATTTAAAATGCAATTTGCTCATTCATTTACAGCAGAATCTAATAGATTAGAATTTCATAGAAAACAACTTTTTGAAAGAAATGGCAAAGAGCCTACAGTGGAACAGCTTTGGGATTATATAGAAAAAATATCAGGTAATCAAGCATTTGAAATGGTTAAAACTCTTCACTTTGATTATGATAACTGGGCGAAAGCTAAGGTACTTCAAAGAGGCACTGGAATGGGAGCAGGTCAAGTTATTGGACAATTCCAACATTTTAAATTTGCATTTTTTGATTTACAATACAATATATTAAGAGATATGGCTAGAGATGTAAAAGGTTTTAAATTTACTGTTGAAGATCCATTAGCAATGGGAAATAGAGCCTTAAATCAAAAAGGTAAAAAGATGATTATTAATCCTGCAATTCAACAAGGCATGAGATTAATGTCTTTATATTCATTGATGCCTGCATTAGTAGCTTTAGTAAGTGATTATGATATAGGTGGAATGGCATCTGCATTTGGCTATACTCCATTTGATGAAGATAAATATTTAAAAGATGGGACTATGTCTTTAGCTGATAGAAGTTCACCTAGTGGTTTAATAGATAATCCGATAATAGAAGAAGCTAAAAAATTACTTGATTATGTAAATAATTGGAATCATGATGGAGATGAAAAAGCTCAAATTAAGCATTATTCAGCTTATTATGGAAAAAACCCTATAACAGGTAATTTAGGACCTTTTGTCAGCGATTTATTAACTATTGCTGAATTAACTGATTTTATGGATTTGACTGGTGAAGAATATGAAGAACATAGAAATTTAAATTATGATCCCGATGATCCGCAATGGTGGTATCAAGTAGCAAGAATATTTAATATACAAGGAGCTAGAACTGCTTGGAAAACTATTCCTGCAATAGCTAAAGGGCAAAGTGATAAAGCCTTTAGAATTGAAACTGGTATGTATAAGCCTAAATGGATTACTAATTGGAGAAAAGCTACAGTAGATAAAGGAATGGGTCTTATATATGGAGATGAAGAATCACCAGGTATTGCTGAAGGTATAAATATATTACCTGAGACAAAAGTAGAAGATCCTAGATCAAAAAGAAGAAGAAGAAGAAGAGGAAGAGATAGAGGAAGAGGTAGAAGAACTAGAGATAGAGCTTTATTAAGTTTAGCTAATTTTTAAATAAAGGGGCATCCAGGAGCAACGGACACCCCCTATATTTATTTATTATAATAGTTTGTAAATTTTCTTCGTATATTCTGCGTTTGTTTATCGATTAGATGTAAAGTTTCCTGAAAATTCGTTTTATCAACCACATTAATAGCTGACAAAAGAAAGTGAGACAACTTTAACATGCTTTTTTGCATTGCTCTTTTTTCTTTTTCATAATAGTTCATTCTTGCGCCTCCCTTAGTTGCTCTTCAAGATCTGAAGCCATATTACTATATCCATTTAAATCAATTAACATTTTTAGAAAATCAGGATATCTTATAACAACTAAAGTATCTTCTCTATCTTCTTTAATTAGAGCTATATCACAACTTTCAGGAGGTTTCATAAAGGACGCAATCTTTTTACGCATCTTACATTGACCTTTATATTGATCTATTTTAACATCTACATCTTCAGCTTCACCTAAAGACATGCCATTACTAGCATATGCTCTAATAGCACTTAGACCTGCTTCTTTAGCCTGATTAACTACTAATCTTTCAAGTCTGTTTCCTCTTGCTTTGTTTTTGCTTGGCATATTTTTCTCCTTCTTTTTTTAATTTCATGTTATATCTTTTCAATGCTTCATCTGCTTCAGATAATATTTTATTTACATTATTTGATTTAGTTCTAACTATCTTTTCAGATTCTAAAGCTGCTATATAATCATTTAACTCCTGAGTCGTCTTTTGAAACTTCATTTCTTGTATCTTTAGCTTCATTTTTAGTTCTTCTATTTCCTTTATTGCTCTTTCCTGAAATTTCATCTGATTTCTCCTTTGTTATTTTAGTCATATACTCTATATATCCTTCTTCATCACCTTTGAATTTAATATAGTTGAAAACAGCAGTATCCATTTTTTGTAAATGCTTATCAATAGTATTAACATGCATTATTAAATTAGTTACTACATTTTTCATTTCATTCATTGTTGGTTTTTTCTTTCCCATGATTTCTCCTTATATTCCTAGTCTACTTGATATTCTTGATATTTTATCATTAATATGATTTATATTTTTCTGCATTTCTTCAATGACATTCCATATTTCATTTATATGAATTGCCTTTACTTCTGGTTCTTTTTTCTCAACTTTCTTTTTTGTTGGCATATTGCCTCCTTTTATTTAACAGGTGTTTTACCTCGTAACATACATTGATAAAGGTATCTTTCCCTTTTATGTATTGTCCAAGGTGTAAAATGTGTATATTCATTTTCTTTAGGATTATGAGCTATTCCTATGTCTGTTCTTGTTATAAAATGAAAATATTCAGTTAATCTCATTTTTTAACCTTCTATAGTAATGTTTAGACTTTCCAGGATATATAGGTTCATCACACATCCCCCATAATAAACAAAGATATACTATAGCATCAGTTAATCTTCCTCTTACATCTTCTCTCTGACTTTCATGTCCTTCAACATATGAACAAATACCGTCAATATGTTTTAACAGATATACTAGCAATACTTTTTCTCTAGTTATATTTAAATTTTTACCAATTCTTTCAAAATTAGCAAAAGCATTATCTATATCTCTAGCGTATTCTTTCTGCCCAGACTCTCTTGTTTCTTGAATTTTCAGGAATATCTTTTTTATCAATGTTCCCATCTTTTTTCTTGTCATTTTTTCTCTCCTTTATATCTTCACGAGATACTTCTATTTCTCAACCATAGTCAAAATTGCAATTAGGACATTTATTATTACATTCTCCAAATGCCATAGGGTGCTTACAATTCATACAAATTCCAATTTTCATTTTCTCTTTTTCTTTCCCCAAATCAATCTGTTTACTTTTCTAACTATTTTTCGAAATATCTTTAGTTCTTTAGGTAATTTAGCCATTTTTATTCTCCTAATATTATTATTTATTAAATTAAGAGAGCCTCACATATTCCTTTTCTTGTCCGCTAGATGTGTTAGTAGGGATAAAACCCATACAAGATGTAAGACAAGGGATTCGAACCCTACATTCAACGCGATGAATGAGTCCACATTCTTACAGGACCAGTTATTGGCTCTCTTAATTTTCCGACGTATCATCCGCTTCTAATTAAGCACATATTGCGTTAATTAAACCATCTGTTATAACAGCATTTTGATTATATGATGCAAGTGTTGGTTTCTTCTTATGCCACAATATATCTGTAGCAGAATTAAGTAATCCCCAACCATTAGTATCTGAGTAGTATTCGCCATTAGGATCTAGGAATTTATCAGTTATTTCACCCCATACACCTGTTGGTATATCTTTAAGGAAATTGTGCCTAATATTGCCTAAATTCTTTGATGTAACTCTATAATCATTTAGCTCTTTAATACCATTAATCATAGTATTTACACTATTATTATCTCCATCTTGAGTAGCATTTATAAGATGCACCATAGATTCTAACTGTGTATTCCAATCTTCAGAACCAGGAGCATGTCTAAATCTATTGTTCTGTAGATATTGCTTACTCATCATTCCATTAGTACATATTAATCTATACAGCATTAATGAAAATCCAAATGATCTTGAACCGTCATAACTATTCCAAAATTGAATACCTAGATTTAACTTATCTATATCTTCATCTTTTGCAGTATGATCAACAGTTGCTATACTATCTACAGCTTTATACGATAACATAAAATTCTTACCATTAAAGAACTCTTTGTCTAATTCAAAATCTATATAAGCTGACTCAACTATATCACTTGCAATATCTTTTACTTCTTGGTTTGGTAATAACATATAATGTGCTCCTACCACTCCCGCTTCTTTCCATCCTTTTTCTTCATCTAATCTTTGAACGGAATAAGCTGATGATTGTATACCACTATAATCTAATGGTACTTTTCTTATTTCTTGATATGGATTCATATTCTCTCCTATTTGTATGAAAGAGAATGCCTAGGTCATTCAGCATATAGCTAGGACATTCGGGACTTACATCTCTTTCAACTGTTTATCCTATCACTGAATTATTTACTGGTAATTGCAGGTCAAGGTTTTCTTTTTCTCTATTAGCTGTACATTCTAACTTTAACATTTTAATTAAATTGTTATCATCTTTAAATGGTGTTAGTGATAATACTTTATTAGCATTATATGCAACTCTAAATGAACCTTTAGATGAAGCTATATTCATACCCTCTGTAAAAGCTGATTTAGTTATTTCTGATACAGCAAACACTATAATATTATTCTGAACAGCAAGTTCCATTAATGATTGTGAAACTTCCTCTACTTTCATATTATTATCATGCTTTTGGGATTTAAATAATCCCATATGATCTACAACTACTATTTCAGGTTTTCTTGGTAACATTAGAATTCTTTTACTCAACTCTTGTGGATAACAACTACTATAGTCCACTGTCAACCAATCAAAATCCTTACTAATTCCATTTGCATATTTGCTATAATAGTCTTTTAGTTCTTCTTCGGACCATTTATTTTCTATCATAACAAATCGCATCCACATTTGCCTTGGACTCATTTCCATTTCCATGAAATATGTATTACGTTTGAATCTATTAACTAAATTCTGTAACAACATTGTTTTCATAGATTTAGGTGGAGCTTGTAATATAACTACTTCACCTGGATATACAGGAAATTTTTGTCCCCATGGAGCTCCTATATCTATTGGATTATGATTTCTAGTTAAAAAGTTAACTAATTCTTTTTCCATAGTTTTTGCATCCATAGTGTTTTGTGATACTTTTGATTTATACAATCTGCAAGTTGATTGACAATGTTTATCCATATGAATATCACTACATCCATAATTATAACCATTACCATTATGGCCTTCATAACAATCAGTAACTATTTTATCCATTTCAGCTTTACTAAAAGGATGTGAAGCAATATCTACTCTTTGTCGCCAATCTTCCATTACAAGTCTTACAACATGTTCTGGATATCTCCATCTTAGAAACGCACCAATACGCAATGCTATTTGATGCCTTGAACCTTGAGCTGTGCCTTCCATCATTTTTTGAATACATGGATACCACACAGGATCAGGATTCTTTCCTAATGATATTGATTCAAACTTTTTATCACTTGCTTTACTTTTTCTTTCCAACACATCAAATATAGGTTCACATTCCAATGTAGTCCATTTATTAATTGCTCTTTTCGTTTTAGCTAGCTCTTGTATATCTTCTATTGGTTTATGCAATTCTTCTAAACTTATAGGTATTTTCCATAATTTAGATTTACTATTTAATGTATTTACAACTCTGATGATTCTAGTTTTATCAGAAACTGATGGATCCGCCCATTCATAAATACCTCTAGCTTTTAATTCATCCTTGACTTTTAAATGTAAGTCTGGACATGGCTTCCATCTGAAAGCATCGCCTGGTATTCCTAAATGAAATCCTGTTCCTGAGAAATATATACGAAAAGGTATACATAAATCATCTAATTCTATAGTCAATGCTATAGTTTTATCTTTAGCTTGTTTAGGATTAGTTCCATCAACATCTAAGATAAATTCATCTGGCATATATAACATACCATCATATCCAGATAAACCGCCTTTTTCTTTAACATAATCAACTACATGAGCATCATAATCCCATAAAGACATAAATGTATCTTGAGCCATACCTGCGTATTTCTCAACATCACTTACATCTCCAAAATGATGCCTATTAGCTAATCCAAATGCATACTCTTTAATCATATTATCTCCTTAAAATGGTAAATCTGAATAATCAATATGATCATCTAAATGATCTTCTATTTTTCCAACATTTATCAGTCTCCAAACTTGTTGTCTTTCTTTTCTATTAAGTTTATCTACTACTAATATACCATCAGTTCTCATTCTTCTAAACTCTCTAGTATATGTTCCAGGACTGCCTAAATACTTACCAAATTCCATCTTTCCTTCAAATGATAATTCTTGTATATCTGATGTTCTGAATGTATTTATTGGTGAGTTTTCTAAGTTTTCTAACTCTCTTGTAATATGTTCTCTTACTGTCATTTTCTCTCCTTTAAGTTTACCTAATTATTCCGACACGACACCCGTGTTGTCCTACCCGCATTTCGCTACTGATTCCCAACAGAATATTTAGGATATTAGTAAACCCGACTAATCCAGGTCATCCTAAAATTGATTAGCAAATGGTTCAGATTGAGCAACTCCATTAGCTGTAGCTGCTGTTTTCTCTAACATTCCTTTTACTCTTTTCTCAACTCCAGATTTAATTGAATCTACATCTGTAGCTTTAAATGATAAATGTTCACCTTCTTGTACAATAGGTGCTATATTATCAAATATACGAGAATAATTATTACCTGTTTTATTCTCTTTATATATATAGATATTTATAGTTTTACCTATTAAACCTTTAGGCTCATCATCAAATTGAATTAATGGATGCTTACCATTTGGATCTTTTAACACACCAACTATACCAGCATTGGCATATTTGAATATGTTAGCAACTTTGAACTCTTCATTAGTTGTTTTGTTGAATACTTCATATACACGAAGATTCATATTATCAGGATAATCTTCAAACCATATATCTAAATAGTTTTTGTCAGTACCAGGAACATCTCCTTCATACTTTCCATATTCTGCTTTAGTTATATTAACTTGATGCCATCCTTCTTCGAATTTACTTCCTCCTGTGGAAGCTGACATTGTTTTAATTGCCATACATTCTCCTTATTTATGATTAGTTATCGATTCACCATCATCATCATATTGAGCAATACCTACCATTGCAGATAAAGCAAACCTTCTAGCATAAGTAATAGTAGCTCCTACTCCTTGTGCATCTGCTTTAGTTATTGGCATTTTCAATTTTGATTTAATCCATTGACCAGAATTATGCAACAACATAGTAGTTACATAAAATGATTTTTCATCACTATCATTTCCTTGTATTACAGATAATCCATATTTACTTAGAAATGGGAATGAAGACTCTATTACTGTATGTAGATCAGCATAATTAGATTTAAAGAATGGATTAACACTGCTTTTTTTAGCACCTTTCATTTCACCTTGTGCTTTAGCTAATGCTTCTCCTAATTTATCTAATTGATTTGATTTCCATATTTCTTGTCTTCGTTCACTAAATACTGCTTTAGGGATAGCTATCCCTTTGATTTCATTCTTTTCTTCCACTGATTTCTCCTTCTAATGGGGGTTATAATTTACTAAAAGCGGACAAACTTTCCAAGTTATTTAAGGAGACAGTAAATGATGCGAAGCTTATGATCATTCGTCTACCTGCAGGTTACGCACTGCCTCCCTAAATTTATACAAGCTTTTTTTTCGTTTAATAGTAGTGCTTTATAATAGTACTGCCGAAGCTTACGCTAATGGTCTTATTGCACGCTTATATAAAGTTCCTGGAATAAACTTAGTGTAACTTCTCAGGACTGCTACTAAACTAGTTACATACTTGTAATTTATTAGGGAACAAGTCCAACACGTTGCTTTTAGTTAGATGTCAGGATATCCACGCTACATTGTTCCCTTAATTTTACATTAGATTCATCTTCTTAGTATTCTTCTTAGTACTTGCCATCCAAGGTTTTGGTTTGATCTCTTTAAGCCAATCTTGAACTGTAGGAATAAAGCCTAGATCCTCTCTTATATGTTGTTCTGCTATAGAACGTACTGGTATATCTTTACCATCAGAGTTCTTTATTGTTATTCCAAACCATAATTGACATTCTGCTATACCTTGTGTATGATGTCTTAAAGCACGATGTCTAATATCGCCATAATGATCCTTACTTTTATCAAACCATGCATGTATTTGATGATAATCCATTTCTTTACCACCAAAGTATTTTACACTTGATTTACAATGATTAAAGGCTTTCATCTTTCATAAACCTCATCACCATGCCAAACTTCAGGATTTTTACCATCCATAAAGTATGTTTCTTTTACATCTACAGCTGCATATCTATTTTGTTGTCCATCTACACGGAATTCTTCTTTCTCTAGATCCCATACTACTTCACCTTGTCCACCTTCATTGTTATACCAATCATAATCTACAAGTTCTACAAGTTCATAATGTAATTCAGATTGAAGATTTTGATCTGGATGATTCTTTCTAAATAGTTCATAAGATTCTTCTAGATCTTTTTGATTTCTAGTCATACCTTTCCATTCATCAAAATCTTCTTCTTTATTATGATTCCAAGGTTTAGATTCATATACATCGGGCCAACAACCTCTATGATCTTTCTTTTCAAGATTTATTTCTTTTTTCCAACCTTCTGCTTCAAAACATTCACCACTATCACCAGCTCCTTCATACCATACTCTTATATATTTATATCCGAGATCTTTTAGATATGCTGCTAAGTCTTTTAGTGACTGTGCTTTGCTCATTCTGTGCACTTTTCTTCTGTGCATCCAATCTTTTACCCATTCTTGTGACCCAATTGCGGGTTCTGACGATTTTTCCACTGATTTTTGATTTTCTTCCGTCATCATAATCTCCTTTAATTTGATTTTCTATCCATACATCTACTTTATCTAACCAATATTCCTCATTCATTAACTTTCCTTATCATTTCAAAAGGAACATTCCAACCTACATCTCCTACCATAACTACAGCTCTAGTTCTATTAATTTTCTCTATAAAGCCTTCATCAATTTTACCAGAACCTACTATTCTAACTTTGTCGCCTTTTATTAAACCAAAAGCATTTTTCTGAGCTAGATATTTTCTTTGATTTGAAATAATATCTCTTATAATATTTAAATCATCAATACTATCTAAATCTGAAATTCTAGTTCTTATTTCATCTATTATCTTTGTCATTACTGACCTCCTTTTCTTTTTCTCTCCAGTGTTTAATACAATAAGGAACCCCGTCATGTGTTACTAGAGCAGGTTTATCGCATTCAACACAGTGATTGGGCATTGGCATTATTTCTCCTTTAATAATTCAAAAGTTGTATTATCTCTACAGTGCATACAAATCCCTAAAGGTTCATATTCACCATTATCATGCAAATCATATAAAGGTGGAGCAGTACAGCACACGCTATACCACTCCAATTCTTCGAAATCATTCTTCATCATATTTTCCGAATCTTGTAAGTCTTTTATCATCTTTACTCCAATATTCTCGTTCTAACATTCCATATTTTTCTATTACTTCTTTAATAGCTAGAGCACTCGGTTTAGTTCGAGTATAAAAACTCTTTTCAGATCTATAACCCATATATTCCCATACAGGTATATTGTATTTTTCTACAATTACTAAGTCTTCTATTTTAGGTAATAAATTTTCATTATAACCTAAATCGTAACCTATCTCATCCAAGAAATCTTGTACTCTTTCTTTCATCTTCATAAGATACCTCTTATTCTTCCTTTTCAATTCCTAGTACTGGAAATGTTTCGTTAGCTTTTTCACCAATGTATGCCATAGCACCACCATCATTGCCTTCATCATCTCTCATAGGATATACCCATGTGCCATCATTTAATTGAAAGCATAATGGCCTAGAATACCACATACATTCTTCAGCTTCTCCATTACTAAAATATTCTACTTTAATTATTTTCTTACCTACTAATTTATCAGCTGCAAAATCAGTCCAATAATCAGTTCTTTCTTTTGCGTTCATTAAATCATATTTCTTACCATTTAATTCAGTCATCTTTTCTCCTTATAATACTGTTGGTGTTTGTTTATGTTTCTTTTTAGCATCTATAGGATTCCATTCTCGTCTTCTTACTAACTTCCAATTACCTGTTTCTAAGACATTTTTAATAATCTTATATTGAACTTCTCCAGGTGATAATTCACCATCTTCCCATAAATCCTCATCAGGTACTTCTTCCCATTTATCATTCATGGTTTTGTCTCCATTATTTTATAAAAAGCGCAGCATACATTGCATAAGCACCGCTCGAGCTCGAAGTGTTCTGCCCAGGGTATGCCAGCCAGGTCTTATGTAGGGTCCATGGTTTATTACGGCAACAACCTACAAATATAAACTAGTGTGTGGTGTAGTAATGAAGGATATTCCCACACATGTATATTATTCATTTTATAGTTATATTACTACTATATCGCCTAAAAACTTTACAACTTCGTCCACGGATTGCCATCCATGAGGCTAGGTATGATTTCTTTTATTTGATACATATCCTATTATATATACTCCATAGGCCACTGACAGAGTCTATAGTCGACACTCACCTCTCGTTAAACCAGTCTGCATATATAATTAATGCCACAACGATCCATTGTGGTAATTCTTTGGGGCGATCCATCTGTTATTTGTGAGGTGTCTTAAGTGATCAGCCATGTCGTCCCCCAGCCCTTATTGATATAATGGTTAGCTATCTTCCACCAAGATGCTCTCGAAAATATCCAGGCCATCATCCCTACCCAATAACATGACCGCCTCAATTGGCTCGTAAGTATTGGTTGGACTAAGCTTATTCATCATCTACAGTATTTTTAGGAAAAAGCGGATGTGATTTATGTATTAAATCTTGAGGTGATCCTTCATCATATTTTGATCCAGTGCTTTTATAAGTTGTAATATTATTACTAGCCTTCTTTGTTCCATCACATTTAGCAACAAATATAATTGCTGTAATTAATACTGTTGGTATTGTTAAATACTTTAATATTTTTTTCATTTATCCTCCATTACTTTTCTAGGTAATCCATAAGTAGGCATATCATGATAGATTTTATAACTTCCATCTTTATTAAACTGCCATACTTTCTTATTAACAGGACAATAGTAAATCAAAGATCTTCCCCATGTCCTTTTACTTAAATATCCCATAATTCCTCCTAAATTTAGGGAGCTGCAATGGGCCTTTGTATAACAACTCCCTAGCTACCAGTCAATAGCTTAATTATTCATCATCATCATTTTTATTAAATATATTTGTTCCCATTCTTTTATGGACTGCATCTAAATGTTTATTTACAATATATTCAAAATTATCGTCAAGATCTCTAATATTTATATCTTTAACTTTAAGGCCAGTATCACTTTTAGCATCATAATGTGCTAATAATCTTTTTATGGTATCTCTTTGTAGCTGTATAAATTGCACTAAATGATGTGCTGTATTACTTTGTAACATTGTTGTATCTAGTTTTAATTTATTATTATAACCCATTTTATCTCCTTATTTACGATTACTTATTTCATAATATGATCCAGGTCTTGAATCATGATGTATTGATCTGTCCACTTTAGTACCATATTTATCTAATAATTTGATAATTATACCAAAGAAAACCAAACCCATACCCATCATTACCCAAAATACTATTTCCATAATATTCTCCAATTGATTAAAAATCCTTCGATAGTTGAGATTAGACTATCGGATACTAAGACTTTCGGACTATGTTCCCACACGTTAGCATTCTCTATGCTCAAATGGTAGGTTTTGTCCTTATCCACTACTCTTGCGAATAGTATCCTAGCAGGTTCAGTGATTATAGATCACCACTCTTATCGATTAGATTATCTCAGCAGTTACTCATAGCTTATTGAAGATGCCTCCCCAATAAGTACTTTGGCTACAACACATATAAAACTTGAGGTCATATATGCTCTCTGGTATTTCAAGAGATTTAAGTACTAGAACCTTTTGCTTCTAATCGTCATTGCTGTTTTTCAAATAGATTTAACTATCTTTAGTTTATCTTATTTTAGTTGACAAACGGTAAATGTAGCTTGCTATCCTATTAAGATAGTAAATACTTCGCTTAATACTATAAACTATGACTGAGATATCATAATAATATGGTATTTCTGGTGTCGCCCTTTATTACTAAAGGATTAACCATAATACTGGAATACGCTCTTGCTCTCACACTCAAGCTATTATCCCTACTCCTTATCCTATTG